CCCTCACGCAGAAATAACCGACAAAATAGGGGTGGGGGGTATACAACCCCCGTTTCATACCGAAAGGAGTACGTTTTGATGAACACAAGCACCGTAAAAAGGGCCGCTGAATTGCGGATAATACCCGTTTCAGACCTGAAACCCGCCGAATACAACCCCCGCAAGCAACTTAAGAAGGGCGATGCGGAGTACAAGAAGATATGGGACAGCATCAGCGAGTTCGGTTTCGCCGACCCGCTGGTGGTGAACGCCGATATGACCATCATTGGCGGGCATCAGCGCCTTTCTGTTGCAATGGAAATGGGGTATGAAGAAGTCCCCTGCGCCGTGGTGGATGTGGACAAGACGCGCGAAAAGGCGCTGAACATCGCTTTGAACAAGATCACTGGCGCGTGGGACGATGAAAAGTTGGCTGAATTGTTGGCTGACCTTAAAACGGTGGACGACTTCAACATCGAGTTCACCGGCTTCGACATCCCGGAAGTGGACGAGCTGCTGTCCAACATCTACGACAAGGAAGTCAAGGAAGATGACTTTGACGTAGATGAAGAATTGAAGAAGCCCACCTTTTCACAACCCGGCGACTTGTGGTGCATCGGCAAGCATCGCGTCATTTGCGGCGATAGCACCGACCCTGCCGTTTATGACCGGCTGATGGACGGCGTGAAGGCCAACCTTGTGCTGACTGACCCGCCTTATAATGTGTCCTACGAAGGGACGGCAGGGACAATACAAAACGACAGCATGGCTGACGACGACTTCTACAAGTTCTTGGTGACGGCGTTCTTCAACATGCATGAACACCTTGCCACCGATGGTAGCATTTACGTCTTTCACGCCGACACCGAAGGGCTGAACTTTCGCCGCGCTTTCAAGGACGCTGGCTTCTACTTGTCCGGGTGCTGCATCTGGAAGAAGAACACCCTGGTTCTGGGTCGCAGCCCTTACCAGTGGATTCATGAACCCGTTCTTTTTGGATGGCGGAGCGACGGACGGCACCAGTGGTATAGCGATAGAAAGCAAACAACCGTCTGGGAGTATGACAAACCCCAGCGCAGCCCTGACCACCCGACAACGAAGCCCGTGCCCCTGATGTCGTACCCGATCAAGAACAGCACCATGACAAACGCCATCGTGCTTGATCCGTTCTTGGGCAGCGGTTCGACGCTGATAGCGTGCATGGAGACGGACAGGGTGTGCCGGGGGATTGAATTGGACACGAAATTCGTGGATGTGATCGTAAAAAGGGCGATTGCCCAGAACGACGGCAACTATGACGATGTATTCGTCATTCGTGACGGGCAGAAGCTGCGCTTCGACGAAGTTGCCGCAGATATCGACTAAAAGGACGTGAAAACATGACTACAAGAGGACGAAAGCCGCTACCCACGGCCATCAAAATACTTGAAGGGGATAGGGGACACGGACGTCGTCCTTACAACCGGGACGAGCCAACGCCCCCGCAAACGAACTTAGAATGTCCCGACTGGCTGATGGACTACGCAAAAGAAGAATGGGACAGGCTGGCCCCTGGGTTAACCGCCATGAAAACCCTGACGGACAACGACATCCAGGCTTTTGCGGGCCGATGCCAAGCTTATGCCCGGTGGCGCGAAGCCGAAGAATGGATGATGCGATACGGCACCGTTTTTAAAACCCCGTCCGGGTATATGCAGCAAGTGCCGCAAGTTAGCATCGCCCAGCAGAACTTGAAGATCATGCAGTCCTTCGACGCCGAATTCGGGCTCACTCCCGCCAGCCGGGCAAGACTGTATGCTGCCACTGGCGAAAAGACGGATACGGATGATCCAATGGAAAATGTGCTAAACGGGGGGTGGAAGGTTGTTCAATGAGCAACGGGCGCAGCGCGTCATACGCTTCATTGAATGCCTGCGCCACACCAAGGGCGAGTTTCACGGCCAGCCGTTCAAGCTCCTGCCGTGGCAAGAGAAGATTATTAGTGATGTTTTCGGCACTGTGCGCGACGAAGATGAAACCAAGCGCCAGTATAGCACGGCTTACATCGAAATCCCAAAGAAGCAGGGCAAGAGTGAGCTTGGCGCAGCCATCGCCCTGAACATGCTTTGTAATGACGATGAATGGCGTGCTGAAGTCTACTCCTGCGCCAGCGACCGCCAGCAGGCCGCTATTGTGTTCGATGTCGCCTGCGACATGGTTCGGCAAAGCCCTGCCCTGTCCCGGCGCATCAAGATAATCCCGTCCACCAAGCGCATGGTGTACCAGCCGACGGGCAGCATCTACCAAGTGTTGTCCAGTGAGGTCGCGACGAAGCACGGCCTGAATGTTTCGGCTTGTATCTTCGACGAGCTACATACCCAACCGACCCGCGCCCTTTACGACGTTATGACTCAGGGCTCCGGCGACGCTCGTAAGCAGCCGTTGTGGTTCTTCTTGACTACCGCCGGGACGGACAGAAACAGCATATGCTGGGAGGTACACCAAAAGGCGCTGGACATTATCGAAGGGCGCAAAGCTGACCCTCGCTTCTACCCGGTGATATTCGGCTTGCCCGACAATGCCGACTGGACGGACGAGAAGAACTGGTACAAGGCCAACCCTTCACTGGGGTACACAATCGGCATAGATAAAGTACGTGACGCTTACCGCAAGGCCCTTGAAACCCCTGCGGACGAGAACATGTTTCGCCAGCTTCGCCTGAACCAGTGGGTGAAGCAGTCCGTTCGCTGGATGCCCATGGACAAGTGGGACGAATGCGGCGGAGTGGTGAATGAATACGAGCTTGAGGGGCGTGTTTGCTACGCCGGGCTGGACTTGTCCAGCACCAGTGACTTGACGGCCTTTGTGTTGGCGTTCCCGCCCCGCGACGAGGACGAGCAATACATCATCCTGCCGTTCTTCTGGCTGCCGGAGGACACTTTGCCGCTTCGCGTACGGCGCGACCATGTTATGTACGACAAGTGGGAACGCGAGGGCTACATCAAAACCACGGAGGGCAACGTTGTACACTACGGGTTCATCCAAGAATTCATCAACAGGTTGGGGGAACGCTTCAACATCCGGGAAATTGCCTACGACAGGTGGAACGCCCAGATGATGGTTCAGGCCCTTCAGGACGACGGGTTCGCAATGGTGCCCTTTGGGCAGGGCTTCAAAGACATGTCGCCGCCCACCAAGGAGCTGATGCGGCTTGTACTTGAGCGCAAGATCAACCACGGCGGACACCCAGTCCTTCGGTGGAACATGGATAACGCGTTTGTGCGCACCGATCCGGCGGGCAACTTGAAGATAGACAAAGAAAAGTCCACGGAGAAGGTCGACGGAGCCGTGGCAATGGTCATGGCCTTGGATAGGGCCATGAAGAACCAGAACTGTGGCGGATCCGTTTACGACGAGCGCGGCCTTTTGGTGCTATAAGGGGGTGGCGGTGTGACGAAATGCCTTAGACAAAGCGAGAACCTTGAAAAGGCGGGCTTTGACGGCGTAGGCAAGTACGGCATACCGCCCATCCTGCCGGTTGACATCGAAGGGCCTATCGAAGCGGTAGGCTTTAATTCTGCCCGTCAGTGCAAGAATCCTGAATCCACGGGAGTGCACTTCTTTTTGCAAGACTTCTTCTTTGGACGGTTGTGGACACACCCCGAAATATACACACAAATGCTGTCGCGGTTTCGCTTTGTGTGCACCCCGGACTTTTCGATGTACACCGACTATCCGATGGCGTTGCAGATCAATAGCCACTACCGCAAGCACTGGCTTGGCGCTTACTGGCAGTCCAAAGGCATGACGGTGATACCCACCATATGCTGGGCGGACGAGCGTAGCTTCGAATGGTGCTTCGACGGCGAGCCCGTCGGCGGTATGGTGGCGGTGTCGTCCATCGGCACACAAGCCGATGACCGGGCGAAGCGCCTATTTATCATGGGCATGGGGCAAATGCTGCTGCAGCTACGGCCCAAAGCTATCATCTTTCACGGCAAAATGCCCGAAGAAGTACAAGAAATGCTATCAAGTGATAACAGCGCGATACGTGTACATGAAATACTTGCATTTCAGGCGCGGTTGCGTAAAATAGAAGGCAGGGATTACTGATGGGCGGACGCGGAGCGTCAAGTCGTATCGGCAGGCACGGCGGTGGCGTCGGTGCTGGCGGCTCTGGCAGCGGCACTGGCGGCGTTACTGGTGGCGGCGGCGGTGGCGTTGTCGGCGGCGGTGGCGGCGCTACGGGCGGCACTGGCGGCGGTGGCGTTGGCGGTGGCGGCGGAGCCGGTGGGATGCCGGGGACGCAGGCCAGTACGGCGCAGCAACAGGGCCGGTTTGAACGGCCCGGTGAGCCGTTGTCAAATAAGTATAAGGGCATCCTTGAAAGAAAATTCAATGACGCCAGCCCGGAGATGCAAAAAGTCTACGACAAGTACGTGCCAAAGGGCGGCGCGGTGACGGACTTGCACTCCAGTGATGTTGGACAGTTCCGTCATGCCACCAATGACATTATTCTTAACCAGTCCGAGGACTCGGACGGGCGTGGTAAAGAAGATGGCTCAGTCTGGTTTCATGAACACGGGCATTATGTTGATTTTAACGCACACCGTCCGAGTTTAAGCCCGGAGTACTGGGACAGGCTCCAAAGGGATGTTTATAACATTGAAACCAGATGGCTGACTCAGCATGGATACTCGCGTGCCGACTTAGGTACTAAGATATCTGAAGATCAAATGCGAAGTGGTATTGCACTTGAATTGAATCGCAATAGTAGGTGGACACACGGCATTCAGGACGTTTTAGAGGGTATTAACCCTGATTACGAGGGTAAGGTGTTCTGGGGCCACGGGAGTAAGTACTGGACGCTTCCAAGCAGACGAGCAAAGGTGCCGGTGGAAGCGTGGGCACACATGTTCGATGCAGCATTTGACAAGAAAGTCGACCCATATATGCGTACGTACTTTCCCGAATCGTACGATTGGTTCATGCAGATTGTTGTCGCGATATAGAAAGGAGAACGAAAGATGGAGCAGTGGCAGAAGTGGATACAGGCATACTTCGACTACGAAGATGCGTTTGAAGGTGCGAAGATTCGGCACGAACAAATGGCCCCAACCGCGTTCACTCAAAACCCGGTTGATGGTAAGCGTTACGCTATGCCCAAGGACGAGACGCTCGAGCAATTCTACGACCGTATCCGTCGCAGCAAGGAGTGTGGGCGCAACCTGTTCTTCGAAGAATGGGAGCCTTACACATTCGAATACGATCCTGAGTTTATCTATTAGCTGGGCCGTTGAAAGGAGCGCAACCATGGCAACCTACTACCGAACCGACGAGCCCACGCCCAGCGGGGGCGACTACTCCGAAATCTACTTTTTCGACGACAAGGACAACAACGTCGATGAAACTGTTGCCACGAAGTGCGTCATCCGCGAATGCAAGGCCAACGGCGACCTGATCATGGAGACGTTTGCCGGTTGGGGGAGGGGCAGAGAGGACTAACATGCCATACGCACCCAAGCGCCCGTGTCGCTACCCCGGATGCCCGGGGTTTTGCGAAAAGGGCCAGGTTTTTTGCAAAGACCACATGCAATGGAGCGGCGAACGCCTACGGGGCAGCGCAGCCGCCCGGGGGTACGACAGGCACTGGCGCGAAGCAAGGGGGATGTTCCTACGGGAGCATCCCCTTTGCGCTGCCTGCCTTGCCGAAGGGCGTACCACACCCGCCACTGTTGTCGATCACATCATCCCGCACCGGGGCGACAAGCAGTTGTTCTGGGACAAGGACAACTGGCAACCGTTATGCAAAGCGTGTCATGACAAGAAGACAGGTTACGGCCTGTAAGCAAGGGGGACTAACCTATGAGAAATCCGTTTCAAAGTCTTTTTAGGGCCCGCGACAAGCCCCAGGATGCCGTCAGCGGCGCACCGTCGTTCTTTCTTGGCTACAGCGGTTCGGGCAAGAACGTCACCATAGAAAACGCCATCCAGCTTTCTACGGTGTATGCGTGTGTCCGAATCATAGCGGAGACGATTGCCAGCCTGCCGCTGGGCGTGTACAAGGCCACGAACGATGGTAGCGAACGCGCCCAGGATCATGTGCTTTACCGCCTGCTTCACGATGAACCGAACGCCGAAATGACGTCGTTTGTGTTCCGGGAAACGATGATGGGGCACCTGCTGCTTTACGGCAACAGCTACAGTCAGATCATCCGAAACGGGCGCAATCAGGTGATAGCCCTTTACCCGCTGCTGCCAGACCACATGAATGTGGATAGGGATGAGCACGGCGTGCTTTATTACGAGTACACCACCACGGACGGCAGGGACGTGCTTCTTCGCCCCACGGATGTGCTACACATCCCCGGCCTTGGCTTCGACGGCATTATGGGCTACAGTCCCATCGCGCTTGAAAAGAACGCCATTGGCCTTGGAATGGCTGCTGAAGAATACGGCAGTAAGTTCTTTGCTAACAGCGCCCGTCCGTCCGGCATCCTGACGCACCCGGCCCATGTCCAGGACTACAGCAAGCTACGGCAAAGCTGGAACGCGGCCTACGGCGGTTCTTCAAATAGCAATCGGGTGGCCATCCTTGAAGAAGGGATGCACTTCGAAAGCATATCCGTCCCGAACAACGAAGCGCAATTCTTGGAGACGCGCAAGTTCCAAGTGGACGAAATATGCCGAATCTTCCGGGTGCCGCCGCACCTTGTGGGCAACCTTGAACACGCCACCTTCTCCAACATCGAGCATCAGAGCATCGACTTCGCCACCCACACCATAAGGCCGTGGCTGGTACGAATTGAACAGTCAATGAACCGCGCCCTGTTCTATGAAAAAGAGAAGGGGCGCTTTTATGTGCAATTCAACATCGACGGCCTGATGCGCGGCGACTACAAGAGCCGCATGGAGGGCTATGCCGTGGGTCGAAACAATGGGTGGTTGTCCGCCAATGATATCCGCAAGATGGAGAACATGAACCCCATCCCGGACGAGGACGGCGGCAACGACTACCTGATTAACGGCAACATGGTGCCAATCAAGCGGGCAACGGGACAGCTTACCGAAGACGGTGGCGGCGGACTGCCGTTTGAAGAACAACCCGACGAACAACAAGGACGGTGATCACTATCAAACACTTCTGGAACTGGGTGCAAAACGCCGAAACCGGCGAACGCACCCTGCACCTTGAAGGGCCAATCGCCGAAGAAAGCTGGTTCGGTGACGAAGTCACCCCCGCTGAGTTTAAGGCGGAGCTTGACGCTGGCAGCGGCCCCATTCGGGTGCACATCAATTCCCCCGGCGGCGACGTGTTCGCGGCAAGCCAGATCTACACCATGCTGATGGACTATCCCTACGAAGTCAACGTCCAGATCGATGCCCTTGCCGCCAGTGCTGCCAGCGTCATTTCCATGGCGGGTACGCATGTCGCAATGTCCCCGACGAGCATGATGATGATCCACAACCCCATGACTATCGCGTTCGGCGACAGCGAGGAAATGAAAAAGGCCATCGCGCTGCTGGACGAAGTCAAGGATAGTATCATCAATGCTTACCAGATCAAGACTGGCCTGTCCCACGCGAAATTGTCCCACTTGATGGACGATGAAACGTGGATGTCCGCACACAAAGCCAAGGCGCTGGGCTTCTGCGACGAAGTGTTGTTCACTTCGGACGGCCCTGATACCGAGGAAGTGGCGGACTTCTCTTTTTCCCGGACTGCCGTCTCGGCCTGTCTCTTGAACCGAGTTATGGCATCCGTTGAAAAATCGGACGAACCCGCGCCAGAGCCGACTGACGCCACGCCCGAACCGGCAGACACCAAGAACGAAGCACCAGACTACGACAGGAGACTGATGCAGAGCAAATACCTTTAAGGAGGGTAAAAAACCATGAATGAGATTCTGGCCCTGCGCGAGAAGCGCGCCAACCTGTGGAACGCCACCAAGGCTTTCCTGGATACCCACCGCGATGCCAACGGCCTGCTGAGTGCCGAGGACGAAGCTACCTACGACAAGATGATGGACGAAGTTGATGCCCTTGCGAAGGCCATCAACCGCGCCGAGCGTGCCGAAGCCGTGGACATCGAGATGTCCAAGGCCACCAGCGCCCCCATCCACAACAACCCCACCACTGCCGCTCCCGAAAAGAAGGGCCGCGCCAGCGCCGAGTACAACAAGAACTTCTGGACCGCCATGCGCAACAAGGCCATCATGCCCGAAGTTGCGAACGCTCTGCAGGTCGGCACTGACAGCGAGGGCGGCTACCTGGTTCCCGACGAGTTCGACAAGACCCTGGTCGAAGCCCTGGAAGAGCAGAACATCTTCCGTCAGCTGGCCCACGTCATCCGCACTTCCAACGGTTCCCACAAGATTCCCGTTGTGGCGTCCAAGGGCACCGCTGCGTGGATTGACGAAGAAGCCGCCTATCCCGAGTCCGACGACGCGTTCACCCAGGTTGCCCTTGGCGCGTACAAGCTGGCTACCCTGATGAAGGTGTCCGAGGAACTGCTGAACGACAGCGTGTTCAACCTGCCCGCCTACATTTCCAAGGAGTTTGCCCGCCGTATCGGCGCGAAGGAAGAAGAGACCTTCTTCACCGGCGACGGCTCCGGCAAGCCCCTGGGCATCCTTGCCGCTACCGGCGGTGCGGAGACTGGCGTCACCGCCGCCGCTGCCGACAAGATCACCTTCGACGAGGTAATGGACCTGTTCTATTCCCTGCGTGCTCCCTACCGCAAGAACGCTGTGTTCATCATGAACGACAGCACCGTGAAGCTGCTGCGCAAGCTGAAGACCGGCGGCAGCCAGGAGTATCTGTGGCAGCCGTCCGTTCAGGCCGGTACCCCCGATACCATCCTGAACCGCCCCGTGTACACTTCCAGCTACATGCCTGCCGCCACCACCGGCAACAAGTCCATCCTGTTCGGCGACCTGTCCTACTACTGGGTGGCTGACCGGCAGGGCCGCAGCTTCAAGCGCCTGAACGAGCTGTACGCCACCACCGGCCAGGTGGGCTTCATCGCGTCCCAGCGCGTCGATGGCAAGCTGATCCTGCCCGAAGCCGTCAAGGTTCTGGCGCAGGCTTAACCCCGTGCGGCGGGGGCTTGGATAACCTTCAAGCCCCCGCTTGCGCATGATGGAGGACAAGACAATGGACAATACGCATATCACCAGGAACTTCTTCGCCCACGGCGGTAGTGAGCTTGTAATCGGCGGCAAGCTTACATTCTTGCCCGGCGCGGAAGTCGAAGGGGGGAGCGGCCTGTTCGACGCTGACGGCGCTGCGCGGCCCGTGTTGCCCTACATCCCGGATTCCACGGCTACAAGTGCGGCTGCGCTTCGGGCGGATTACAACGCCCTTCTGGCGGCGCTGCGGGCCGCTGGTTTCATGGCGGACGCGCCCGCCGACGAGGCTGGTGGGGCAGAATGATTGTCAGCGTTGAAGAACTGAAGACCCACCTTCGCATCCAGCAGGACGAAGAAGACGAGTACATCGAGGGCCTGATCAAGCAGGCCCAAGAGTATGCCGAATCTTACTGCCGGGTGTCGTTCGAGCAGACAACCACAAACGACGAAGATGAAGAAGTGCCCGTGCCTGTTCCCGAGCCGGTTCGGCTTGCCGTCATGCTTATGGCTTCGTTTTATTACGAAAACCGTGAAATTGGCGACACCGCTTCGTGGAACGCCACGCGCAGGGCCTTTCAGAACCTTCTTTATCCGTTCCGGGATCCCGATAAGATGTTCTAACAGGGGGTGAGTTGCTTTGCGTGGTTATAAAAACTTTGAAGGCAACCCACGCCCTGGGGACTTGCGGCATCTTGTGGAAATTGGGTACACCGAAAACACGATCAACGAAAACGGCTACCCCGAAGGCATCGACATCGTTATCTGCCGCGTTTGGGCGGCGGCAACGGATGCCGGTAACCAACACTACCGGTCGGCGGACGTGATGAACACCGAAGCCGTCATCAACTTCACTATCCGTTGGCGCGGTGATGTGAAGCCCGGCATGTGGGTGCGTTTTCAAGACGAAAAGTGGGACATTACCACATTGGGCGAGTACGGCTTCAGGCGGGACTATCTTGGCTTGAAGGCCAACCTTGCCAAGGGGGTGAGTGGATGAAACCTGTTCAGCGGGCCCTTGCGGACATCGGCATCCCGGTTATCAGGGGCATTTGGCGGGCAACATCCGCAAACCCCAATCCGCCGCCGCAGTACGTGGTGTATTCTTGCACGACAACCGAAGCGGCACACCAAGATGATCACGTCAGTGCCCTGCGCACTTACGTGTACATGAACCTGTGGAGTGACTACGATCCCACTGAAATGGCGGACACCATCCGGGCGGCAATGTACCAGTACGGCTTTTTCATGTTTGAAGAGTCCGACAAGGGCTACAACCGCCCGGCATACGACCCGCCCACGAAAACCTACACTGTGCAATGGACGTGGATATGGCGAGAGGATGTGGACTATGGCCGGGATGAGGATTGAAACCGAAGGCTTCAACGAGCTTATCGCCGAGCTTTCGGCCTTGGCGTCCAAGATGGACAACGGTCCCGGCATCGACCGGGCGTTGGAGGCGGGCGCTGCCCCCATCGAACAGCAGATGCTTGAAAACGCCAGCAAGGATCCCAAAATCATCACGGGTGACTTGCATAGTTCCATTCATGCCTACAAGCCCCAGAGTGGGGGACGAAGGGGGCGCATGATCAAGATCGGCGTCAAGGCCAGTGAACATGCTGCCTACTATTCAAACCCCGTCGAATGGGGCCACGGCGGCCCTGCACCCGCGCCGCCACACCCTTTTGTACGGCCTGCCTTTGACACGCGCGTGGAAGAAGCCTATGGCGAAATGAAGCGCGTGCTTGTCGAAGAAATGCACTAAACGACTACACTATAGGAGGACAAGACAATGCCTACTACTCCCACTGTTTCTCCCACCGTTTCCTCTACCGTCGGCCTGAAGAACATGGTGATCGCCCCGATCACCGCCGACACCGAAAGCGGCACCACTTACGGCGACCTGCAGCTGGTGGCTGGCGCTATCGAAGCGTCCATCACCCCCGGCACCACTGACCCGGACATCCAGTATGCGGATGACGTCGAGTTCGACGTCCTGTACCCGGATCCCGAGCTGACCTTCAACACCCGCATGGCGGACATCCCCCTGGCCATCCAGGAGATGATCTTCGGCAACGAAATCGACGATAACGGCGTTCTGGTGCGCAGCGCCACTGACGCTCCGCCCTACTTCGCTGTCGGCTTCAAGTCCGAAAAGTCCAACGGCAAGTTCCGCTACGTGTGGCTGTACAAGGTTCGCGCGAAGCCGCTGACCGAGAACTACGCCACCAAGGAGGGCACCACCATCAACCGTCAGAACGGTGAGGTGGAATGGACCGCCATCAAGCGCACTTCCGACGGTCGCTATCAGGCCGTGGCGGATGAGGGCGAGAACGGTTTCACCGCCGCAGCAGGCGCGACCTTCCTCCAGTCCGTGTACGTGCCCACCTTCACGCCGCCCACCCCGTAAGCGGGGCACAAACCTACGCTACCGCATGGCTTCGGCTGTGCGGTAGCTTTTCAATGAAAGGAGGCTAACGTAATGCTGACTTGTGAACTTGGTAAAAAGAAGTATACCGTGGACTTCGTGACGGGCCGTGTGCTTCGTGAAATGGAGCCCGCGTTTAAGATGTATGCCCGTATTGCCGGTGTGGCAGAAGCAGCCGCCAAGGGTGAAGTCGTCGAGGACATGGAGAAGCTGAACATGAAAGAAGCAATGGATGTCATGGTTCATTGGTTCTGCCTGCTGTTCAACAACCAGTTCACCCCGGACGATGTGTATGACAACTATCCCGCCGACAGGCTGATGCACGACATAGTCATGGCCCTTATCGCCGTCAATGCCCAGACTACGGACATCCTTGACACTTTCCCTACGAAGGCAACGGAGACGGAGACGGCGAAAGTCTGACGTTGCACGACTTCATCTTTTCAACGTATAACCGCCTGCTCGAAGCGGGCTGGCGCATGCGGGACATAGATGAAATGGACATGCTTGGCTACCTTGGCATCCGGGCATGGAGCGCACGCCGTGAAAAGAAAAAGAAAGAGCCGGTAAGACGTCACATCGATGAAGTGTGGCCCAGCTTGAAGCCATAGATAAAGGTTGGTGAGTTAGCATGGCAGAAGTTTTGCGTGACTTGATAGTCACACTATCCTTGCAATCGGATAACTTCTCCCGAAACATCACATCTATCAATAAACAGATACGTGAAGCCGAGAGTGAGTTCAAGCTTGCGGGAGCGGGCGTTACCGATTACGGCAAAACGACGGAGGGCATGTCCAGCCGCCTGTCCATGCTCCAGAAGCAGCTCACCTATCAGAAGAATGCCGTCGACCAGTATGAACGCATGCTCAAAGCCGCCAACACACGTATGGTGGAGAGCAACAACCGCTATACCGAATACGCCGGTCGGCTGGACGAAGCCAAGCAAAAGCAGCAGGAGCTTCTTGCCCCGCTTCGGGAGCAGGAGAAGTACCTGGACGAAATTGCCGACTTAGCGGGCAAGGACAGCGACGCCTATAAGGCGGCAGCAGAAGAAGTCGAAAACTTCAAGCAGAAGATTGAAAGCAGCGATGCTTACAAGGCCAACGCCGAGGAAATCGAAAAGCTGACGGGTCAGTGTGAAGCCTTGCAAAAGGCGTCCCAGAAGTCTGCCGATGCCGTCGCATCCGCCGAAACCAAGCTGAACAACGCCAAGGCGGCGGTGAAGGAAACCGAAGCAGCCATTAAGTCCCTGAACGGCCAGCTTGCTACTGCCCAGTCCGGGTGGACGAAAGCTGGTACTGCGCTTACCAATTTTTCGAAGCGCATGGGCGAGATCAGCAAGAAGGCGGGAGAGCTGGGCCGTGGGCTGACGCTTAAAGTCACCACGCCCCTGGTGGCGCTTGGAAAGCAAGTGTTCCAATCCAGCCTTGACTTCGAATCGTCCTTCGCGTCCGTCCGCAAGACAGTGGACGCCACCGAAGAAGAATTTGCACAGTTGCAGCAGGCATCCAAGCAGATGTCCACCCAGATCGCCGCTTCGACTTCCGAAATCAATGAAGTCATGGCTACCGGCGGTCAGTTGGGCATTGCCAATGAAAACCTGACTGACTTCACCCGCGTCATGATTGACCTGGGCAATTCGTGCGAAGACTTGGATGCCAATACGGCGGCAACCCAGCTGGCGAAGTTCGCCAACATCATGGGCACCGACCAGACGCTTTTCAAGAACATCGGTTCTACCGTCGTTGACTTGGGTAATAACTTCGCCACAACCGAAGCGCCCATCATCGAAATGTCCATGCGCCTTGCTGGCGCGGGCAAGCAGGTCGGCCTTACCGAAGCCCAGATACTTGGCATGGCGACGGCGCTTTCGTCCGTGGGCATCCAGGCCCAGATGGGCGGCTCCGCCATGTCCAAGGCGCTGATCAAGATGGAAGTCGCCGCGAAAACCGGGAACGACGAGTTGCAGGACTTTGCCAAGGTCAGCGGCATGACGGCGCAGGAGTTTGCCGACACGTGGAGCCGCGACCCCGTAGAAGCGTTTCAGCGCTTCATTTCGGGCGTTGCCGAGCTTGACGACGAGGGCATATCCGCCGTCCAGACGTTGGATGCCATCGGCATCAAGGAAATCCGCCTGCGCGACACCATGCTGCGTACCGTCAATGCGCACGAGCTTTTCAATCGGGCGCAGGCACGGGCAACCGCCGCGTGGCAGCAGAACACCGCTCTTGAAACCGAAGCCAACAAGCGCTACGCCACCATGGCTGCCCGCTTGACCAACCTTAAGAACAAGGCTACGTTGTTTGCCCAGACACTTGGCGATGATATGCGTCCCGCCGCTGAAAAGGCCATGCAGGGCATTAGCGACTTCATCGACAAGCTCCAGGGCATGGACAGCGCCCAGCGGCAGGCCATCCTTCGCGTCGCTGCCATCGCGGCGAGCATCGGCCCGGCATTGCTGGTGTTTTCGAAGGTTTCGGGGCTTATCGGTACCGTAAGCGGCGTCATGGGCAAGTTTGCCACCGCTGTCGGCGCGTCCGGCGGTTCCTTGAACGGCTTCATTCAGGCTTTCACTGGCGGCAAGGGCGCAATTGCCAGTTTTTCTACCGCCGTAGTCAAGGCTGGTGGCGGGTTCAAAGGACTTCTTTCGGTGCTTGCCGCTTCACCGGCCACGTGGTTCGCTGTGGCGGCTGCTGTGGCCTTTGGCGTAGCCAAGTTGATAGACTGGGCCAGCGGCGCGAAAGCCGCCCGTGAAGCCCAGGAACGGCTGAATGAAACGGTCAAGGAATGGGAGCAGAACGTCACCACCGCCTACGAAAAGTCCAAGGGAATGTCGGCGTTCGGCCTGTCCGGCGAGGACTTTTCGCTTACAAACGTCAGCGGCGGCAACTGGCTGGCTGAAACCCTGAAGACGTGGACGGACGGCAAGGGTGAAACCGACAAGATTGTCCAGGACACGGTGAAGTCCTTCACTGACGGCACCGATAATATCCGCACCGCGCTTAACGAACTGAAAAGTTCGGCTGGCGGTGGTGTGGTTGGTGACCTGGACACCGACCTTGAAAAGCTGGACGGCATTGACAAAGAAATTGAAAGCATCCTGAAAAAGCGCCAGAACGGCTTTCTTTCGGAGGATGACGTCGACAGGCTTCAGCAGCTTATCGACGAGCGCGGGGCTATCAGCATCAAGTACAACCTTGTCACGGACAGCGACAGCGCGTTCGACGACATCGCCAAGGGCGCAGAAGCGGCCATTAGCCGTGGTTCGGATGGGGGACAGGTGTGGGCGGACAGCTACGCTGCCGCTACCCAAGGCATCCAGGCTTTCAACGATTCTTTGAACGCCGAATATGACGCTCGGTACAGGGTTATCAGTGCCATGGAGGACGAAGAAGAGCGCCAAAAGCAGCTTGGCGAGCTTGAAACCTGGTACAACGAGCAGGCTGCCAAGGGCCAGAAGAAGTACGCCGAAACACTGGCAAGTGTAGCGGAATCCACCGGGGCGTTTGAAAAAGGCGGGGAGTACGAGAGCACCATGGACGGCATCGAAAAGGTGAATGCCGCCATGGAGCAGCTTGCCGATGCTACGAACGATCATGAAGTTGCTGCCGCCACCGACGCTTTGAATGAAGCGTTGCAGGGACTTGACGAAAGCCAGGTCGTTGAAGTGACAGCCGCCCTTGTCGCCATGGAATCCGCCGGGTCGGACATGAGCGACAGCATGAAGGACACACTTACGTCGTTGTCCACCATCAAGGAGCTTATGACGGGTGGGGGAGACTTGTTCAGCGGCTTCGATAGTCTGGACAAGTTGTTCGGCGCAGGGCTTGATGAAGAAGTTCTGGAAATCAACGCCACCCTGAACACCGAAAACCTGTCCACGGTGTACGACGCGTGGGCCGCCGGTGAACATGCTGACATCATTCCGGCGATTGAGTCCATTGACGCGAACACTGTCCCCGTCAACGGCAAAATCGGTGTGGACGGTGAGCTTCTTACCGTCACTACCAAGCAGGGGCAAACCTACACCTTGGGCGACTTTAAGGTGGGCGTTGACGGCGAAGTCACACACATCAACCCGCTTACGGGTAAGGAAGAAGTCACCGGCTTCGTAATGGTGGACGGTGAATTGAAAGCCGTCGTTCCCGGCGCGGACGGGCCCATTAAGCCTGACTTTCTTGTCGGCGTTGATGGCAAGCTGCTGTCCATCAACCCATATACCGGCAAGCTATCCGATACGGGCTATTCGGTGGGCGTTGATGGTCACATACTCAAACTGGACAACACCACTGGCGAGTACACAGACACTGGCTTCACCTACCCGGTTGACGGCACACTGGAAAGCATCGCCCCGGAAGGTGCAAAGCTTTCTAACGCCAGTTGGAAGGTGGATGTCGACGGCAAGTTGAAGTACATCGACCCTACAACCGGCGTGCTTACCGATTCTGGATACAAGTACACGGACTTGGTGGGTGAAATTGGCACCGTCACCGTCGCCGAAAACCTTGTCGTGCCCGACATCGAGGTCAAGGCCAAAATCACATCCACCGAATATTCTTCGGCGCGTGGTGCTGGCCTTGAAAAGATAAGGGATAAGTCCGAAACGGCGGTTCAGGACAACCCGAATGCCAAAGGCCCGATACCGTGGATTGCGAACATTTCAAATAGTGACGCTGAAATCCTTCTTAGATACGCAGCCGCCGTACATGAAGTGGAGGACGCGCTTGAATCCGGGAGCGATGCTACCGGGGCATTTGACAAGCTTGCGACCGCATTGCCGACACAAAGCCTTAACGACTTTTTCAGCATCGGCGATAGGGCGAAGAACAGCGCAGAATACATTTCAAGCGGCCTTGCGGCGCTGGCGGATGACGACGTCCAAGTAACCCAGGAGCAGGCGCAGGCGTTGAAGGACTATATCAGTGCCCTTGCCGATAGCGGCGACATGGATATGTCGGGCCTTGCATCCATTGCCGAAGCCCTGCAAGAGCTTGAAACTACCGACGGCACAATCTTCGAAAACATCGACGCCGAAGGGCTACAGACGGCCCTGCGGTCGGCAGCGGATAGCATCGACCCGTCCCAGTTTACCGATGTAGGCGACGACGTTGCCGCCGGTATCGGGCAGGGGCAGGCAGCCCACGACTTTTCGGGCGACGCCAGCGCAACCATCGCCAACGATGAAGCAGCGCTGCGCAACGCCGCTGCCAGCCATTCGCCCGCCGCGCGGTTCAATCCGCTGGGCGATGACATTTCTGCCGGTATCGGGCAGGGCATGGCAATGCATGACTTTTCGGCGGACGCCGCCACGGTGATGTCCGCCATCGAAGCCGCGCTTGCCCCCGAAATGTTTACCGGCATCGGCGAACAGTGCGCGTCCGGGCTTTCTACCGGGCTTGCATCCCTGGGCAGCACGGCCTACACCGCCGCAAGCACCAGCTTGAATTCATCCACCCTGACAACCGTGGGTTCTGATGCCGCCAGCGGCCTTGCCAGCGGGTTGATGGGCTACGACTTCAGTACGGCGGGTTCTACGGCGGCAGGCAAGGTAAAGTCGGCGGTTTCGTCGCACTTGAATTCGTCTACGCTTTCAAGCATCGGCAGCAATGTCATGCTGGGCCTTGCCAGGGGCATCACCAGCGGCGCTGCCATTGCCGCCCTTGCCGCTGCCGCCGCCGCGCGTATGGTGGTTGCCGCCGCCAAGGCTGCGCTACAGATTAATTCGCCGTCCCGGGTGTTCAGGGATGAAATCGGCGTGATGATGATGCGTGGTTTGGGCGAAGGTATAGAAAAAGAAACCAAGGCCCAGGCGAAGGTTGTCAAGAACGCCGCCCGGTACCTTACCGAAGAAGCCCAGAGCAACATCGTGGCCGGTAGCGTCGTGACAGACAACCGCCAGACGTACAACCAGCAGAGCACGGTGAAGCTGACGGGCAACAACTTCTACGTCCGCGACGACAGCGACATCCACGCCCTGGCGGTAGAAATTACACAACTTGGCAAGCGCCGTCAAAGCGGCCTTGGCGTAAGAGCATAAGGGGGATAGCATGAACGATTGGTTTGAGTGGAACGGCGTCAGGTGCACGGACGATAGCTACGGCATCCATGTGTCCGAGCAGCCGCCCATCATTATCCCCAAAGAACGTGTTGATCAGGTGACGATACCGGGCCGCCCCGGTACCGTCACCATCACCGAAGGGGACGATGTGTATGAAGACATCACGCTGACAGCTAAGTGCTGGATCAGCGATCCCACGAAGATACCCGCAATCGCCGCGTGGCTGAAAGGCTCCGGCAAGCTTACGTTTGCCAACCGGGATGGCGGTTTCTACTATGCGCGGCTTGCCGAACCCGTCGAATTCAACCGTATCATGCGGGGCAGGCAGCACATGGCCTTTGAAATCAGCTTCTTGTGTTCGCCGTTCTGGTACGAAAGCGATGTGCGCGACATTGTTATCAACGCCACGAACAACAGCATCAGCTATCGGCTGGCATCCCCGTGTCCGGTGTATACGGATCCGGTGCTGACTATAACGGGCAGCGGTTCTATCATGCTGACGGTTGGCGACGCGACGGTGTACATAGAGGGCCTATCAGGCAGCGTGGTTCTGGACTGCGAAGCAGGCGTCGCTTACACGGTGGACGGATTCGGCATCAAGACTTTTGCCGGGGAGCTTGTAAGCCTTGAAGATGGCGAATGGCCCCGTTTGGAGCCGAACACCTATAACATGATAACCGCCATGGGCATCAACGGTGGCACACTTACGTCCATCACCATCAAGCCGAATTGGAGGTACTTGTAGTCATGGCAGACACCTATGTATACGAGCAGGACTGCGAAGACTTTTCTACCATCGGCATGTGTGGGCGGCTCACCGAAACCAAGTGTGAATTCGAAGAAGAAGCCAACGGCATGAGCGAAATCACGCTGGAGCACCCCATCGACGACGAAGGGCGCTTTGCCCTGCTCGTCCCCGGGCGCATACTGAAATGCACCGTCCCGGTTCGCAGCGTGCCCGAGGTAGACCCAGAGACGTCGGAGTACATCACCACCGTCCAAAAGTGGTATGTCCGGGATGACGCCACCAAGGTGCAGCGCACGGTGTTCAACAAGCGTGCTGACCAGGTGAAGGGCAAGAAGAAAAAGCGCAAGCTGAAAGTCCTGAAAAAGGGGACGCGCGTCACCGTCCTTAAGACATACGCGATTTACCCCGAATACCGTGTCCAGGTAGGCAAGGTGAAAGGCTACATCGACCCGGACGCCCTTCGGGATGGCGTAACCATCAGCAAGCCAGCGGAGCAGGGCGTGGACGACTTCTATGAAAGCGTCGAACCAAGCTGGACGGCCCGGGAGCAGCTCTTTCGCATCTACTCCGCCAAGCGCACTGACGACAAGATTGTCGTGAACGCCAGACACATTTTTTACGATAACACCTACACCGTTACCACCTACAACGAAAACGGCAACGTCCAGCTGGACGCGGTTCTTGAAGGCGTCCAGGACAATGTCCGGGGCACTTGTTCGCTTGAATTCTACACGAACATCAAGGGCAAGCGTTCTGGTGCACACTATGCCGACAAGAACATTGTCGAAGCGCTGCTGGATCCCGAGGACGGCATTGCCGCCCGGTGGGATGCGGATGTCATCCGTGACAATGAAGATTGCTACCTGATCGACAACGCCGGGTACAACCGTGGCGTGTGCCTTGAATATGGACATGACCTGACGGGTATTGAGTACACCGAGGACTGGGAGAACATCGCCACCCACATCCGCCCGGTAGGTGAGACGGCGGCTGGCAAGGCCCTTTACCTGACGGACAACGACGGCATTGTGGTCAGTCCCAACGCCAACCTGTACCCCTTTGAACGTGTCTATGTCCTGAAAGTCAGCGAAGCCAAGGTGCAGAAGGATGTCATGACGACAGCCGAAGCCAGAACAAAGCTACGTAGCGCAGCCGAAGAACTACTTGATAAGGGCGTGGATATGCCCACGGTGAACCTGTCCGTCAAGTTTGAACTTCTGGGCAATTCTGACAGGTACGCAGCCTATAAGGACTTGAAGAAGCTATTCCTGTTCGACACCGTCAGGGTACGGCACAAGGCGCTTCACGTGGACACTGTTACACAAATAGTCCGCATTGTGTGGGACTGCAAGCTTGAACGCATGACCCAGGTCGAACTTGGTTCGCTGCTTGTCTATACGCCCACTATCGCCAGCTTTCAGCTTGCCAGTGGTATCAATGGCACGAAGATTGCCCCCGAAAGCATTTCGGGGGTCAGCTTCGCGGACGGTGCAATCGTAGAACGGCATATTCAAGCCGAAGCTATCACCGCCAATGCAATCATGGCAAATGCTATCACTGCCGCCAAGATCATGGCTGGGGCAATCGAAACCGATAAGCTTGCCGCAAATGCCGTGACGGCGGCGAAGATTGATGCTGGGGCCGTGACTGCCGGGGCTATTGCCGCCGGGGCTGTGACCACTGAAAAGCTGGACGCGGGGGCCGTGACAACCAATACCCTTGCGGCGCACGCTGTGACCGCTGACAAGATCGCCGCCGGGGCTGTTGATGCCCAAAGCATCGCGGCGGTCACCGCCATGATCCAGAACCTGACAGCCGCCGACATCCAGACGAACACATTCTACGCCGCCTTCGCCCACATGATGACGCTGACGGCGGGCAGCATCCAGGCGGGCAGCATCAGCACGGACGCGCTGGCGGCGGTGCTCGCCAACATCGTCAGCATGACGGCGCGAACGGCGGATGTAGACTACCTGCGGGTGAAGGATCTGACGGCGAACCAGGCCATCATTACGGACGGTCTTGCCAATGAGCTCTACATCGACCGGCTGGCCGTCACCAGCGCCAACATGGTCAACGCCGTGATCGGCAGGCTGGTGGTGAAGGGCGACGACAACCAGTACTACGCCGTGCACATCGGCGCGGAGGGCGGCATCACCGCCGAGACCGTCACCGTGACCCAGGAGGAGATCGACGCCGGGGAGACCGAATCCGGGCGGCAGATCGTCACCACCACGGTGAACGCCCAGAGCCTCAACGGCTCCACGGTGAAGGCCTCCGAGGCCATACTGGGCACGATCCTGACCACGGCGCTGACCGCCGGGACGATCACCGCCACCGAAGCCATGATCGCGTCGGCGCAGATCCCGGTGCTGTATACCACGGCCATCAAGGCCCTGGGCGACAACATCGACATCTCCGCCAACCAGTCCATCGACATGGCGGTGGGCAAGGCGGACATGGCCCAGGCGGCGGCGGACAGCATGCTGGCCTACTTCTCCTTCGACAGCAGCGGCCTGCGCACCCGCAAGGCGGGCAGCAAGTGGAGCACGCTGGTGGGCGACGACGGCTTCTACATCGACCACGACGAGGTGGCGGGGCACGTGAGCGCATTCTATCGGGACAGAGTGAGTGTGGAGGGCGTGCAGATTGGCAGCATTGTCGCCATCAAGACCGAGAAGGGCGGTTGGGCCTGGGTGAATGCATAGGAGGTGAAGATCAATGGCAGTCATTACCGCATGCGGCTTTTCTGACAGCGCGGCGGTGGTGGGCGGCAGCACATCGCTGTACGACTACTTTGGCAAGTACGTGCCCGGGTATTCGCAGCTGACGTTTAACAGCACGTTTTCAGGCGTCACGAGCGGCGCAAGGGCAGTACACCGTCTCGTGCTAAAAGAGAACAACGCTTCTGGTAAGCAACTTTTGAACGTCAGCCCCACGACGGCAGCGGGCGCGACGAGCTGGAGCTGGACGATAGGGGCGCTGGACTATACCGGCACGGTGTATTACGTGTACACCCTTGTCGACACATCCGGCACACTTGACTACCGCACCGGCACCATCACCTTCATGGCCTACACGCCGCCCAGCATCAGCACGTTCGATGTGACACGCTACAAGTACGTGAGCGGTCAGGGCTACGTCGCCGCGCCGGACGGCGGCAACGTGTGGGTGTCTCTGACAGCCAAGGCCAGCGCCACCTCCGGGGCAAGCAACCCGGCGACGCTGACCTTTCGCGGAAGCACCGTAACAACCGGCAGCAACGGCCTGAGCTACTCGGTGACGAACAGTTCCACCCTGTACACCGGCAGCGTCAGCACGTCCGCCAGCGTCCAGTTTACCGCCGTCGTCAGCGACAAAGTGACCAGCGTCACCAAATACGCCATAGCCCCGGCGGACGGGGCATACTTCAACGTGGAGCAGTATGGTGTGGCGGTAGGCAAGCGTTCAGCGGCGTATTCGGACGACAAGATGTTCGAGGTTGCCCAGGACTACCGTGGCTTGTTCCGGGGGGACATGGGTGTGCTGGGGGAAACGAACCTGAACACGCTGGAAACCAGCGGGACGGCCACCTTCGACGGGCACATCTATCCCAGGAATGGCGCGACGTTTTCGGGCTCGGAAACCCACAACGGCAGCGAAGTTCACTACGGCACCGAAACACACTCAGGAAACGTCACCTTCAATGGTAACGTTACGTTCAATACTGACATAACCCAAGACCCCACATGGGACTATGTAGACACCAATTCAGGCATCACGAACCCAAACACCAACAGCTATGGCGGCGGCAGACTCCGAGTAGCTAAAACAGGCAAACACGTTTTTCTTTCTGGTGGCGTCGCTGCGACATCGGGCGCTACCATCGGCAGCCTGGACTTTCAATATTGTCCAAGCACCAACCGCTACTTTCTCGTCGCCTGCGGCGGTTCGCGCATCTGCCGCCTGCTTATCAATTCGAGCGGCGTCATCCGCGCCGAATGGATACGCAACCTGGACGACGGCGGCGAAGCGACATCCACCGTGTGGATCGACTGCGAAGTGGACTACTGGTTAGAGTGATAGGAGGTGTGACATGTTCTACATTGAAAGCGACGTCATCAACCTGACCCGGGGGGATGACGCGGTGATGAGCGTGCCGATCACGGCCCCGGACGGCACGGAGTACACCATGGAGCCGGGCGAGTACCTGATTTTCGGAGTGCGGGAGCTGCCGGACGAGAGCAGCGAGGTGCTGCTGGAGATCGAGTCTGACCCCGGCTCCAACCTGATCAGCTTCGCCCACGCGGATACCGAGGATCTGGACGTGGGCTTTTACTCGGCAGAGATCCAGCTGATGACCCAGGACGGGCAGCGGGTGACGGTGTGGCCCAAGCTGACGGGCACCAACCGCACCAGCATCGCCAACCGGCGCAATTTCTGCCTGATGACGGAGGTGGTCCGCGCATGAACGGTGAAGTACAGGTCGCCAGTCTCGACCCTGGCAAGGTCGCGTCTCCCCGGGGTTCCGCCCTGCTGGGCAGCGCGCAGATCAACGGCGTAAACATCGTGCATGTGGATGACGCGGAAGCCTGGGCCGTGGGCAAGCGCGGCGGCGTGGACGTGCCTTCAACGGACACGACCTACCACAACAACAGCAAATACTACAGCCAGCAGGCCCAGGACGCGGCGGAGGACGCCGAGGCGGCGAAAGACGCCGTGGAGGACATGGGCGTGGCAGCCACGGCCCTGGCCCCCGGCGCGACGCCCACGGTGACCAAGACGGTGGACGCCACCGGCGCGGTCACACTCACCTTCGGCATCCCCAAGGGCGACACCGGCAACGGCATCGCCTCCGTTCAAAAGACGGGCACCAGCGGCCTGGTGGACACCTACACCGTGACGTTTACCGACGGCAGTACCACCACGTTCACCGTGACCAACGGCGAAAAGGGCGACACCGGCGATACCGGCAATGGCATCGCGTCCATCGCCAAATCGTCCACATCCGGTCTGGTGGACACCTACACGATCACCTTCACTGACGGCACATCCACCACGTTCGCCGTAAAGAACGGCGAGACGGGCGCGACCGGTCCCCAGGGTAACCCCGGCGCGACAGGCGCGACCCCCGCCATAACCATCGGCACCGTGCAGACCCTGGAGCCCGGACAGAGCGCATCCGTAACCATCACCGGGACAACGGACGCGCCGGTGCTCAACTTCGGCATCCCCGAGGGCGAGCAGGGCAAAGAGGGACACGGCTTCCAGATCAAGGGTATTTTCGCCACCCTCGCCCAGCTGCGTGCCGCCTTCCCCACCGGCAATGAATTCACCTATCAGGTGACCGGCGAAAACGACGAGCTGTTCATCTGGGACGGGGTGGAAGTGGATTGGGTCAGCATTGGCGCGTTGCAGGGGCCGCCGGGCGCGACGGGCAACGGCATCGCCAGCATCACCCTGAACAGTGACTACACGCTGACCATCGCCTTCACGGACGGCACCAGCACGACCACCACCAGCATCCGGGGCGCTACCGGCGAGACAGGCGCTACCGGCGAGACGGGCAATGGCATATCGTCCGTGGTGCTCAATGCCGACTACACGCTCACTATCATTTTCACCGACGGCACCAGCGTCACGACCACGAGCATCCGCGGCGAGACAGGCGCGACAGGCCCCCAGGGCAATCCCGGCGAGGGTGTAGCCACGGGCGGAACTGCCGGGCAGATGCTCGTCAAGCTGTCCGCTGCGGACTATGACACCGCATGGGCGAACGTCCCCGGCACGGGCGCACTCAGCCTCACCGCGTTGGCATCGTCCTGGCAGGGCTCCGAACCTGCGACGCTGACCCTCGCGGCCACCGGCGTCACCGCAAACAACGACATCATGGTGGGCATCGGCGGGAGTTTGACGGCGGCCCAGTACGAAGCCGTGCAGAACGCGGGCATCGTGTGCACCGCGCAGGCGGCGAACAGCATCACCCTCACGGCCTTCGGGGAGACCCCAGATGTCAATATCCCCATCAACATTCTGATTCTGCCCTGACAGGAGGACATAAATGGCGATTATAAGTAATTTCCCCACCGGCAGCGGCGGCGGTAAGAAGATCAACAGCGCCGTCGTCACCCTGGCATCCAGCAGCTTTACTTACGATGGCGCAGAGAAGGAACAGCTTGTCACCAGCGTGGTGCTGAACGGCGTAACCCTCACCGAGAACGTGGACTATGTCGTCATCGGCAACACGGCCACAAACGCAGGCACGCACACCCTGTCTGTGCTGGGCGTGAATACCTATGGCGGCGCGGTGTCTGCGAATTGGACAATTGCAAAGACCCAGGGCAGCGTCAGTGCGAATCCCTCGTCCCTGTCCATTCAGGGCGTCGGCAGCACGGACACCTTCACCATCACCAGCACCGGCGACGGTAGCCTGAGTGTGCGCACTGGTTCCTCCAGCGTCGCCACGGTCAGCCGGAGCGGGAATACCGTCACCGTGACGGCGGTCGCCGCTGGCTCCACGAACGTCACCGTGACGCTGGGTGAGGGCGACAACTACCTGGGCGCGACGGCGACCATCAGCGTGACCGTCACCACGATCAGCAATACGCTGAACGACAATAGCTGGGCGACCATCAGTCAGGTGTCCCAGGCCGGGGAGGGCGATCTGTGGTGGGATGTCGGCGATGCCAAGGCTATCACGGTCAACGGCAAGGTCGGCGCGAACCTCACACTGACCAACAGGACCATGTACGTGTTCATCCTTGGCTTCAACCACAAGGATAACAACGTGGCCGACAACAACATCATGTGGGGCTGCTTCCGCAGTGGAACCGCAGCGAACTCCGTCAACGCTGCCCTCTACGACAGCAAGTACAGCCCGGACCATAGCTGGGCCTCCTACACTGACGGAACCGTCTGCATGACGATGAACCACAAAGGCAACTACAACTACGGCGGCTGGAAGGCCTGCGACCTTCGCTATGACATCCTTGGCGCCACTTCCACCGCTCCGAAGGGCTATCCTGCGGCTCGTAGCACCACGAACAACGTGGGCTACGATGCCACCGCAGCCACCCTTACCAGCCCCAAGGCCGACACCCTGCTGGCAGCCCTGCCGAGCGACCTCCGCGCCGTCATGCGGCTGCGTACCCACTACTGCGACAACACCGGCAACAGCTCCAATACTGCTGCCAACGTTACCTCCGTGGTAGACGCAATCTCTCTGCTGATGGAGTTTGAAGTCTTCGGTGCGAGAAGCTACGCCAACCAGTACGAGAAGGACAAGCAGGCGCAGTTTGCTTACTTCGCCAACGGCAACTCCAAGAAGTGGTACAAGTACGACGCGACCGGCACAGAGCTCTCGGGCTGCTGGCTCGGCTCGCCGCTTTACGACTTCGCCACCGCCTTCTGCATTTCGCACGAGGGCTCTGCCGACCGCGGCGGCGCGTACTTTGCGCTTGGGGTCCCGGCGGCTTTCAAGACCTAAAAAACCGGCATAAGCCGGTTCAGGTCGCTCTAACGTCACAACCATCCCCGCCCCAGTCGGGGCGGGGTACACGGAGGATAAAGCTATGTCAAAGCTGAAGAACAAGCGCGGCACCAGCAAGGGCGAATTTGTGAACAAGGCGATAGACATATCGGCCACAACTTCACATTCTGCAAGGGCCGCTACCACTTCACCGGCACCGGCCACATCACCGTCAAGGCAAACAAAAAGACCATGCCCCGAGACCGCCACAAGATCAAGGCCCTGCGCCGGATGATCGACGAAGGGAAGATGGGCTACATGGACCTTTGGGCTTCGATGAACGGGATGCTGGCCTACCTTGAACAATTCGACGAACACAGGAATATCCTCCGGCTGCGGAGGCTTTTCTTTGCGCTGTTCGGTTTTTCGTGCGAGGACATCAACGAATTTCGGAAACGGGAGGGAGCCAATGTTGCGGTACATCGCCTTCAAGCGGTTTCACCGAAAAGGGATAGATGGTTTTGAACATAATCTGCACTACGGCGACACGGTTGCCGAAGAAAACGGGATGCTTTTTAGCGCCGGTCATCCGATCTGCGTGGAGCGAAGCCTTGCCGGTCACACCCATTTCGCCTGGAATGACGATGGTCGGGGCCTGGAGCGCGGTACTTTGACGGCCAGCATCATCAAGGCCCTGGCGAACCCGGATAAGCGGCATCGGGCGCGATGGGACATGGTATGGGACGATGCCCGCTGCCAGCCCTACCGCCGAACCGACCAGCCGGAGGATGTATGGCTGTGGAGCGAGGACTTCTACCGGCTGGACATCGACAACCTGGAATACATCGCCGCCCTTGTTGGCGCGAAGAAGGGAGCGTAAGACCATGTTTATTATCAAGAGCGACGGGAAAACCGTCGCAATCTGCGAACAGCCCTGGTTCATCAAGATCAAGGCTGAGACAGGCTGTTTCGTGGCGGCAGCGGAAGCAGAGGCCCAGGGCGTTTCCGCAAACAGCGTGCCCTATAACCTTCCGGGCCACGATGAAATCCTGATTGACGGCGAGGTAGCCCCGGAGGCCGAGGTTATTTCAGTCGATATGCTGGATTACATCAAGGGCCTGGAGGAAACCAACGCCGTGCTGGAGGACACGATCTGCGAGCTGGACAGCAGCACCGACGAGCGCATCACCAACGCCGAGGATTCCATCTGCGAGCTGGATATCCTCGTGAGCGAACTGACGAAAGGAGGGGAAGCGTAATGGCCATCATCCGCACATGGGCTAACCGCCTGTGGGCAGGCACCCAGCCCTGGAGCAAGTGCCCGCCCAGTCGCAAGGCCGCCGTGAAGGAACTCATGCGCCAGGACGTCGCCGAAGCCGACCCGGATCACCCGGAACGCAACGCCGAAAACTTCGAGCGGATCACCGGCGAACCTTACGAGGTGTAACGCCGCGATCGCACCGAGAGCGGAGGCTGCAGTGTGTACACGTGAAACAAATGCGCCGCGCGACCATCCCGCCGGGACGCGCATCATCAGGAGCGATTACTACGCCATCCACTACACCGACTGGGAGACGGCGGACGTCTATCTGTTCCCGGAGGGCCGCGTATACCCCATCGAGGACGGGCAGCGCGAGTACGACGTGACCATGCTGGTGGTGCGCGGCATCCGGGTATGGCCGGGAATGGAGGATTCCATACGCGCCAACTACGGCGCGTGGTGCGCCATCGGCGTGGAAGAATTTTGAAGGGAGAGATAGATATGGCAAGAGCATATGAGCCCGAGCACGACGAGGTCGTGGAATGCGACATCCTCATGGAGCTGGGCCCAACCGGCGAGCTGATCGACATCACGGGGGAGGGCAAGGGCAATGATCCTGAAGTACGGCAGTAAGTCCAACAGCAAGCAGGCCGTCCGCGCCCTCCGGCTGCTGCTGGGCATGGACATGGGCGACAGCTACACCGTGGAGACCAAGACACAGGTCAAGAACCTCCAGCGGGCCGCAGGGATCACTGTGGACGGCATCGTCGGCCCGCAGACGCTGACCGCGCTGTGCAAGACCCTGCCTGAGGTGAAGTACAAGGATTACAGCGGCAGCATCCATGTGCGGGCCGTGCAGGCACTGGTGGGCGCGGACATCGACGGCAAATATGGCAGCAAGACCCGGGCCAACGTGCTGGCCTTCCAGGCGACGGCAGGCCTCGACGGCACCGGCAACGTGGACGCCAACACCTGGTTTGCCCTGTTCGACTGCCCCTACACCCGCACCGCGAAGGTGAGCGGCACCAACACCAGGCAGCCCGTGGACTACAAGCAGTACGACCGGCGCTGGGGGAAGGAGATTTACACCTCCTGCGGCAACAGGAGCCAGACCATCAGCAACTCCGGCTGCGGCCCATCCAGCATGGCGGACATCGTGGCCACCTGGATCGACAAGACTATCACCCCCAGCGGCATGTGCAAGTACAGCGTGAAGAACGGCTTCCGCACCAGGTCCAGCGGCACCGCCTGGGGGTTCTTCGCCAAGGTCGCCAGGGACTTCGGCTTTTCCAAATTCGTGCAGACCAAGAGCATGGCGACGGCCCGGGCGGCGCTGAAGGAGGGGGCGCTGGTGGTTGCCAGCATGGGCCCGGGCTACTGGACGAAGGGCGGACACTTCATCTGCCTGTGGAAGACCGACGACACCTACATGTACGCCAACGACCCGGCCTCCTCCGTGAGGAAGAAGCAGAAGCTGGCGGCGTTTGAAGAGCAGCGCAAGCAGTTCTTCATCTTCTACAAGCCGGTTAATCGGGGGTGAATCCAGTGCAACTTAAGGATATTACGCCTGATGCCCTATTGTCGGCGGCATTGCTGATATTAGCGCTTCTTGGTGCCTACATTACCGTCATGAACGCTATCAAGACATGGCGGGAAGAAAAGAAGAGAAAGGACGCACCGGTGACGACGTTGGAAGAAATACTGAAAGACCATGCCGAAAAGCTCAAAAACGACCATGAACGGCTTAGCGAGCTGGAAAGCAGCAACCGGGTGATGATGCGGGCGATGATGGCGCTGCTGTCCCATGAAATAAATGGCAACAGCGCCGACAAGCTTAAAGCATCCCTGGATGAAATCCAGAAGTACCTTATCGACAAGTAGAAAGGAAATAGTGATGATGATCGGCATTATCATGTTGGCCCTTTTCATCGAAGCCATCGTGTCGGCTATCAAGCCCATTTGGCATGACGGCGGCGAGAAACTGTCCATCACAGAAATCGTGTCCATTTGCGTCGGCATCCTTGTGGCTGTGGCGTTGAAGATCGATCTGTTCAGCGCTGTTGTGGGCTTGGACACCGGCTTCGCTTTCGACGTGCCAGTGTGGATGGAATACGTGTTCTACGTCATGTCGGGCATTGCCATCGGGCGTGGCCCGTCCTTCATCGCCGACTTGTGGAGTAACATCAAGCGGTGGGGCGACGAAACGCCCCGGGAAGAAAAACCGCCCGAACAAGAATAGATCAAGATGCCCCGGCCTTTGTGCCGGGGCTTTTTTGTGTGTCTTAAACGAAGTATAAGTGCAACCTTCGATAAGCCCTATGGGCAAGTTTTAGGGTTGCACTAAGGTTGCACATGGCATTTTCAGGCATCTATTCCAACGAAAAGAAAAACCCCGAAAACACCGCGTATATCGGCATTTTGGGGAAGTGACCCATTGGGGATTCGAACCCCAGACACCCTGATTAAAAGTCACAAATGATGTCATGCCTGAGCATGCACTATCCCGTGACTGTCGGCATTCTACCGCGCCCAGGCATGCCCAGACATGCAATAAAAGGTTGCACAAAGGTTGCACTTATTTGCCCGTGCCGCCGGAGAACATATCGTTGACAAGGGCCCTTGCCTTGCCCAATTGAGCGTCGGACAGGTGGGTGTAGATGTCCATCGTCGTCTTGATGCTGGCGTGGCCCACCAGCTTTTGGGTAATGTAGACATCGATGCCGTGTTCCCAGCACATGGTGATATAGTTGTGCCGCAGGACGTACGGCGTGATGATAGGCTTGTATACCCGGCGAATGTCGGTGTGCCAGTACTTGGCGGCATCCCCTTCTTTGATGGGTATCACCATCCCGGCATCCCGCATGAATTCAACCCACAGGCGTTCGCTGCTGGACTTTGCCAGCGGCCCTTGGCCTTGTTCGCCCATGAAGCAAAAGTCGCCGACAGGCCCCACCGTGGGGCGCAGGATGGCTTCTAACGGGGCGGGGACAGGAACCCACCTATCGGACTTTTCGGTTTTCAATCCACCGGCCCTGCCGCCAGCCTTGTAGTCAATGTCCCGTTGAATGTGGACTTGGTGGGCGTCCCAATCGAAGTCGCCCCATTGTAGTCCCCGGGCTTCGCCGGGGCGGCAGCCCAGGTAGTACATGGCGGCAAGGTAACCGCCGCGTGGATGGCTGGCGCACACCGCTTCGACGCGGGTACGTTCGTCCGGGGTAAGCGTCCGCCGTGTCCCGGGACGGGACGCTTTGGGTTTGCGGATATGATCCATGGGATTCTTTTCGATGATCCTGTCGGCGCATGCATCTTCAAATATGCCGTTCAGCGTGGCGAACAGGACGGTAATCTTCGTCGTCGAGCGCCCGGCGTAGCCGTTCATGAATTCTTGCAAGTCCCGGGGCATTATCGAACGCATGTTACGTAGTTCGAAAACGGGCAGGATGTCCTTGTTCAGGGCACTTCGATAGGATTCTTGTGAAGCGGGGGATACGAACGGGACTTTGCGCAAACGGAACCATTCACCGGCGTATTGCCCGAACAGCACATCTTCACCCAGACCAGTGCCCAGGATGTAGTATTCGGTGGCTGCCTGCCGCTTGCGTTCAAGATCGGCTTTGGTTTTGGCGGATATGTACTTTCGGATGTCCTTGCCATCCGGGCCAACCCCGATCTTTATCCGGGCGCGGTACAGCCCCGACTTTTGCTTCTTTGCCATTGCTTTTTTTGCCGTGGCGTGATATACTATTCACGCACTTGGCTTACCCCTTTCCGTCAGTGTGGTGCCCCCGCGTCTATGCCAGTAGACGCGGGGGCGTTTTTTATTCCTTTTCAGAACCATCCGGGTTGATGAACTTCGCTTTGCATTGCCAGCACACCGTTCTTCGGATGCTTTGCTTCATCCCACACTGATCGCAGACCAGGGTGAAGGCATCCTGGGCGGTGTAGGTTGCGGTGTCCTTGTAATCGCTGGGCGGCGTTACGGGCTGGGGCGCTTCTTCAGCCTGGGGCGCGGCTTCGACCGTTTTCGGGGCGGCTGCTACCACCTTCGGGGCTGCTGCTACCGCTTTCGGTGCAGCAGGAGCGGGCCGGGGTTGTTCTTCTTGACTTGCCGCTTGTTCAAATCCGTACATCTTCAGTTCTTTCAGAGAAGTGGCGATGGACTGGACGTTGGTAAGCAGTTCAGCCATGCAAACCAAGAACCCACCGGCAACGCCGTAGGGCATGGCCGTTGAAAAGAACAATCCGAAGTCAAACTCGGTTGTTTGGCTATACCCGCTGCCGACGGTTCGTATCGACACAATAAACGCCAGGATGGCACCGGCTATCCAAACCGTCCATGCAAGAAAGTTGCAGAATGATGCCGACGGGCTTTTGCTATCGGTGGTCGTGGGCTTGATCGTGAAGCGGTGTTCCTTCGGTTCGTTGTTGTTAGAAAAAATGCCCATTGATGTCAACCCCTTTCTTTCACTTCTTGGTTCTATTATAAAGCACCTTCAATGGTGTTTTATTCTTGTCCCGCCCGTCAGTCGTGCCGTCCAGAAACGTCAATTCGATGGATAGTGGCCCGGTGTTCATAAGGATGCCCCTTTCGTGTGGTTAATTGTTGCTGTCGTTGGCTTCGGCATCGTCGATCATGTCGAGCATTTGCCCAACAATGTTTAACTGCTGCTCGGCGGTTAAACGTTCAAAGAGCTTCGTAAAAGAGCCGGTTGGGCGTGGCACTTCTTTTTTCTTTTGGGACGGCGGGGGATAGTCCCGCTGATACTTCACATCCATTGTCCCAGAACTAAAGTCAATTATCGAAATGGGTGCGTCGTCGATGTTGTTCAGGAGTTCATCGAGTGAAATGCCCATGGCGTTCGCAACCTTCATGTACGTTTGGAGCGACGGCATAATCGGTTGATTCGTCTTTGGGTTGATCCCCTTGATTAGCATCGAAATGTAGCCGTTTGTAAGATTAGCATCCTTCGCAAATTGTCGCCCAGAAATGCCCTTACGCAGGCAGTAAGTTTGAATGTACTGCCCCAAGTTCATTTTATCGTCCCCCTTCTATATTGTTTAACGCATTATACAATAGGTTCACGAAATTGTCAACAAAAAGAAAATCAATGTTTAATGGATTGACGCATTAACCGCTTGACGGATTATGCGCTTTCTTGTATAATACGCTTAATCGCAGAGCGGTTAATCGGTTGAAAGGAGGCAAGAATGTGGTTATCAAACTTAAACAAGTCCGCTGGAGCAAAATGATGTCGCGCCGTGAATTATCCCGTAAATCAGGCATTTCTAACGCGGCAATCTGGCGGCTTGAAAGCGAGCCGAGTGGTTCAGTGATGGTTAGCACGCTTGTCCGGTTGGCAAGAGCGCTTGACGTGAAAGTAGACGAATTAATCGACTTCGAAGAAGATGAACCCGTCGGATTGAACACGCGGGAGGATACCGATGGAAACGAGAACTGATGTGATGGCCCGGATGTACGGCGAAGTTTGCACCAAGGCCCAGGCGGCCCGGATGCTGAATTGTTCGCCCCGGACTATCGGGAGCATGCTTGCTGACGGGCGGTTGGACACCGCTTGCGGCGGGGAGAAGGTGGACGTGCGGAGCATTGCCCGCTACATCGAATCCCCGGCCCAGGCGGACAGCGAAGCCCGGAAGGCTAAGTTGTGTGCCAAGTACGGCGTCCAGCCCCGGTTCGCGGTATGAAAAACCGCCCCGGGGGGCAGCCCAGGACGGTTGGAAGGGTGAAAAGCAATCGCATCACGACAGCTTTCCCCTACATTATAGCACAAGAAGGGAGAGAAAACAAGTGGCCACGGAGCTTGAAGTCCTTCACAATTTCGAGGACTTTGTGGACGACGTAATGCGGCCCATGAACGCGGCCTGCACCGCAGCAGAAGAAGAAAAGACGGCTATCGAATCGCTGGCGGAGGGCTTGGCAGCCATCAAGGAAGAGTACGAGCGGCTGATGCCCCGGTACGCTGCCCCGGACTACCAGGACGTGTACGAGAAGTTGACGGAGCTGGCGGACGAAACCGAAGAACGCGCCGCAATGGCGGCGGAGAACTACGCCGAGAAGTGCGACGAATACTGGGGCGTTTATAGGACACAATTCGGGCGAAAGGAGAGAGCACAGTGAGTACCGATACCAACATGCGGTTCTACGAAATGGGGCGCAGCGTCCCGGAGGATGCCCAGAAAGCTTTCAGTAATGGGCGGTTCAGCGGCACCGACATCAACCCGATGTGGCGCATTAAGAAGCTGACGGAGATGTTCGGCCCCTGCGGCATCGGCTGGTACACCGAGGTTACCCGGCAGGAGGTTGTCCAGGGTGACGAGGGCACCATGATGGTGTTCGTGGACATCAACCTTTATGTCCGCGAGGGCAACGAGTGGAGCAAGCCCATCTTCGGGACGGGCGGCAACACCATCAAGGCCAAGGGCAAGAGCGACGACGAGGGCTACAAGAAAGCCTACACCGACGCGATGAGCATTGCCTGCAAGGCCCTGGGCATCGGCGCGGACATCTGGTACGCCAACGACACCACCAGCAAGTACGCCGACATGTATACCGGCGGCAGCCCTGCCACCGACATCCCCGCCCGTGGCAGCGCTGAAGCCGCCCAGAAGGCCGGGAGCGCCAAGTTGGCACAGGTGGAGGCCAAGCTTGCTGAAGCCCGTCAGACCGCCCCCAGGGCGGCGACAGGGGGCAAGGCGATGGCGACGGAGGAACAGAAGGAGCGGCTTCGCAGCATGGTGAACGTCGAGCAGCTTGCTTCATGCACAAAGCTGTACGGCCCCGGCTGGGACAAGATGTCGGCAGCGGCAGCGGAGCAGCTGATAGCCAAAATCCAGAGGGGTGAAGCGTGATGAAAGGTCGCTTGGGCGAACCGTCCCGGACTTTGAAGGGCGAAATCGCGCTTACCTTCATCACCAGGGACCCGGCGGCGCTTCGGGCTTGGGACGAGCTTCACGACAAGGATGTGTTCTTCGAAGTGAAGCAGTACCGGGAGCGCCGGAGCCTTGACGCCAATGCCTACTTTCACGTCCTGGTGAACAAGATCGCCGCGAAGCTGGCGGAGACGGATCCCGATGCCCCCACTGACGACGAAGTGAAGCGCAAGCTGGTGCTGGACTACGGGACGCTGGAGCGGGACGACAGCGGCGGGGTGGTTGGCGCGAAGTTGCCCGCCGGGGTGAACGTCCTTAAGTATTACCCCTACGCCAAGTCCTACAAGAGCGTCACCGAAAACGGGCGGGACTACGAGTGCTACATCTTCTACAAGCGCACCCGCACCTTGGACACCAAAGAAATGACGCGGCTGATAAGCGGCACGGTTCACGAAGCAAAGCAGCTTGGAATTGAAACGATGACGCCGCAGGAGCTTGAAGCCATGAACGCGGCGTGGGAAGGGAGAAAAGCATGAAGGTTTTCGGACGGTTACTGATGGTGGTGGTGTTCATCACCCTGGCAACCATCGGCACGGTGAGGGCAGCAGAACGGGCCGAAATGATGGCCAGCGCCCAGTGGCGCATCACCAACCCCTGCTTCATCAGCGATGGCAAGTGGTACACAATGGGGTGCGCCCGGTGAGGAAAGCGCACAAGCCGAGAAAGCCCGGCCTGCCTTTCAAGTTGGAAGAGGATGCCAGCTTCGGCAGAAAGCTTGAATGGCTGATGGCCAGGAACGGGATAACACAACGGCAGCTTGCCAAGGCCATCTACGTCGGTAACAACACCGTCGGTGATTGGCTCTGGGATGAAAGAAGCCCAAACGTTATGGTGGCGAAGGCCATCGCCGAGTACTTCGGGGTGTCGCTGGACTGGATGGTTGGATTGAAGGACGAGATGTAACCAAGAACGGTAGGAGGCAAAACCGTGAGACATTCTTTCGACACCGCTTTGGCGGCCCGGTTCGGCGTGAATGCCGCTTTGGTGTTCAGCTATATCGAGTATTGCTGCCACCAGAACATGGCGGAGAAAAAGAATATTGAAAACGGACGGGCGTGGGTCCGCTGCTCCGCCGAGACGCTTGTTGAGCGCTATGACTACCTTAGCAAGAAGCAAATCTACCTTGCCCTTCAAAAGCTTGTGGATGGCGGCGTGGTTGTCAAGAAGAGCTACAGCGAATCGAGCTGGGACAATGCGTCCTGGTACACCTTGGCAGACGATGCTATGGAGGTTGAGAGCGAACCCGCCGAGGTTGACGAAAACCCCGAAAAACCCCGTGAAAATGCATGTCTACCAAAGGGGGACGTCGACGACTACCAAAGGGGGACGTCGACGACTACCAAAGGTATACGTCGACATGACGAAAGGTATACGTCGACGTGCCAAAAGGGATACGTCGACGACCCCCAAAGGGATACGTCTTATATTATTCCATCTATTCCAGAGAGTATTACACCCTTTATTCCACCTACTTCCACCACCCCCCAAACCCCCCAAGCCGAAGAAGCCTGGGACAACCCCTTCGGTGGTGGTTGTGATGAACGGCCCAACTTCAATACCGTAGAAGCCTACATCGCCAACAATATCCCCGGCATGAACGCCAGGAACCTTGAAGAAGCCATCAGCTTCCTGGACGACTTACCCGAAGATATCCTTCGCTACGCCGTGGACAAGGCTTGTGAACGGAACGCCAGAAACTGGGCCTACGTGAAAGGCATCCTGAACCGTATCATTGCCAGCGGGCAGAAAACCCTGGCAGAAGTCAAGGCAGCTGACGACGCTTATACCAAGGCCCGGGGCCAACCGATATCCATGACGGCAGCCGTCCCCCGGAACGCTTACGGCGATCCCGACTACGAAAACAACTGGTAAGGGGGTGAAACCATGCAAGACGTGAACGGCATTCTTAGCGGCTTCTTCGACAAGATGGGCAGCACGGGCCACATCGAACCCCAAGAAGGGATGTTCGTCGACAAGGACGGCTGGGTGCGGTGTAAGGTTTGCGGCGAACTTCGTGAACACGAACTTAAGCGGTTCCCCGGCCACTTCGTGCCTTGCATTTGCGCCTGCGGCAGGGCCCGGCGGGCCGACGAAGCCATCCAGCGGCGCGAATCGGAGCAGATGCGACAGGCAAAGGAGCTATACAAGTTCAGCACCATGGACGAAGCCAAGCGCAGCGCCACCTTCGCCAATGCCACCATCAACGACGACGTGAAGCGGGCCTTCGGTGTAGCCAAGAGCTACGTCGAACACTGGCCATCCATCCTTCGCGGCGACGAACCGTACCAGGACATGCGGGGGCTGCTTTTCTACGGCCCGACAGGTACTGGCAAAAGCTATGTCGCCGCATGTATCGCCAACGAACTTCTGGCCCAGGCGGTGCCGGTGCTGGTGACAAGCATTACCCGGCTGGTGGGCAACAAGGACGACGAACTGGCTGAAACCTTACGGGCCATGCGCAAGGCGAAGCTGCTCGTCCTGGACGACTTGGGCGCGGAGCGCGGCACGGACTACCGGCTGGAGCAGGTGTACAACGTCATCGATAGCCGCTACGATAGCCGCCTGCCGATGGTCGTCACCACCAACCTGACGATGGACCAGATGAAAACCGGCGTCGATGCGCGTTACAACCGCATCTGGGAGCGCATCCGAAGCACGTGCTACCCGGTGAAGATGGCGGGCGGCAGCTGGCGAAAGTCCAAGACGCTCGAAACAATGTCCAAGCTTCGGGACATCTACGGGGGCTGAAACCGATGAAGTACATCCAGAAGGGGTACGAAGGCAGTAGCATCCAACAATGGGACTTGGCCCATGGCATTGTCCGGGTTGTCCGGGATGGTTGCGAATACGTGAGGTGCCGCGACTTGCCCGGCCTGATCGAACAATGCAAGGCCGAAGAAGAAGAACGCCGTCGGCGGCGGATCGCCGAAGAACAATACAACGCTTATTTCGGGGGTGAATAGCAATGACGTACTTTGTGCAGGGACTCTGGTATGGCTTGTTGGCCTTTGGTTGGTTGATCAGCTTTACCGGCTGCCTGGTGGTGCTGATCAGCATCTGCACCTTCTTGGCATGGATTGGCGAAAGGATCAACCCGGATGCCGATGTGCTGTGCGACGAAGAAGATGATGACGATGTGTGACTGGATCAGCGTTCGGGATGCGTTGCCCGAAAAGTATACGGACGTGCTGACGCTGGCAATGCTCCGCGCCAAGGACGGGCAAAGCTGGGAGCCATGGTTGGGCAAGGGCTACCTGATGCGGGGCATTCGCCACGATTGGACGCTGGGCCCGCCCGAATGGTACGAATACCCGGTCATCAAGATGGGTGAAGCGATACCCGTGGCAAGGATGCCGTGGGACGGGCGCACCATTCTTCGGGACAGTTACGTGACGCACTGGATGCCGTTGCCGCCCCTGCCAAAGGAGTATCGCCATGAATGAATGCGCATGCCAGACTTGCCGGTACTACCTGGGCGGCGGGTGCTGCCGACTGAACCTTGAAGCCGAATGTGCCGCCGGGGAATTTGAAATGTGGGAACCAAGGGATGGTGAAGAACGTGGACTGGATTGATTGCCGGGACAAGATGCCCGAAATGGGTACGCCGGTGCTGGTGGCCTTGGACTACCGGCTCAGCGAATACGGCGTGTCCTTCGCCATCGGCAGGCGGGTGCAATTCCACGGCACTAAGAATCCGCGCTGGGAGTGCGCCATAGGCAAGATGTTCACGGGTAGCAGACAATATACCCGAAGCCCGATGGAAAGCATGACGGTTCATGCCATATACCCGGGCGACGGGCATGTGACACACTGGATGCCCCTGGTGAAGCCGGGGCGGGGGATACACGATGAAGCACTATAGCGCCAACGGTACACCACTTGAAGCGGCAGAACAAATGGCCCTATTCCGCTGGGCGGCTTATAGCCTGGGCAAGTACCCCGAACTGGGGCTGCTCCACGCAATACCCAATGGCGGCAGCAGGGACGGGCGCGAAGCCCACAATTTGAAGCTGCAGGGCGTAAAGGCAGGGGTGCCCGACATCCACCTTCCCGTGGCACGGGGCCCCTACCATAGCCTTTACATCGAACTAAAGCGGCAGAAAGGGGGCAGGGTTTCAGAAGAACAACGGGCCTGGATTGCGGCGCTGAACCGCGCGGGCAACCTGGCCGTGGTGTGCAATGGATTTGAAGAAGCCCGGCAGGTAATTGAAAACTACTTAGACCAATGAAAGAAGGGTGATGGCATGAACATCAAGTACAATCAGGCATTTCGGACGGACAATTACGAAAAGTTCAAGCGGCTGGACGGCAACCGGGGCGTACAACTGATGCGGGTGAAGAAGGTCATGGACAGCGTGAAGGCCAACGGCTACATCTACTCCCCGCTGATCGTGAACGAGCGCTACGAAGTCGTGGACGGGCAGGCCCGGCTTGAAGCGTTCAAGCAGCTGGGCATCCCGGTGGACTACATCATGGAAAAGGGCCTGACGGTGAAGGACTGCGTGGCGCTGAACCTGTACCAGACGAAGTGGAACCTGTACGACTTCATCAACAGCTTTGCGGAACTGGGCAACACCAGCTACCAGTACTTGCAGAACCTTATCAAGCGGTTCCCCATGTTCCCGGTGGACACCATCACCGCTGCCTGCGGGTATGCGTCCCGGGCGGCGAACACCGTCAAGGCGGGGGAATTTGAATGCGGCCCCGGAACCTACAGCGTGGCCCAGCAGGTGCTCGACTGGCTGAAAGAACTGCGCCCCTACATGGACAGGGCCAAGGGCAACACCGGGTACATCTCCTACGCGCTGATCTTCGCCTGGAAACAGCCCGACATCGACGCGAACCGCCTGCGGGACAAGTTCATCAGGTACTACTCCACCAGCGTTGTGAAGCCCTACGTGGACGTGGGCGGCGCGGTAAAGGCCGTGGCAGAAGTGTACAACTACAAGACCGCCTTTGAGCGCATCAACCTGGACCTGCGCTACGAGGAAGATATGCGCAAGCGCCAGTCGATGTCTGGCAAGTTGAAGAAAAGGTACAGCGATGGGAAGGATTAGTCCCTGCTTCACCTGCACGAAGCACACCGCCATCTGCCATGCCCAGTGCGAGGAATACCATGCCTGGGCGGCAGAGCGGCGGGGGCTGCGCGAAGCCCACAAGGAAAAGTCGCGGGGCGGCAGGGAGGCAGACACGATGCTGATAGACAAGCGGATCAAGCTACGCAAGCGAAAGGAAAGGTAGGAGGGGCCAACATGAAAGTGTATAAGGGCTTTGATAAGAACATGCAATGCCGTGGCTTCCAGTATGAGGAGGGCAAGGAGTATACCACGGACAAGGCGAAATTGTGCCGCAGCGGATTTCACGCTTGCGAGAACCCATTGGATTGCTTCGGTTACTACAACCCGGCTGAAAGCGTATTCCACGAGGTTGACCTTGACGCTACCGACGAGAAAGAATCCAGTGATTCAAAGCGGGTTGGCAATCGAATTAAGATCGGTGCGCGGCTGGATGTCGCCGGTATTTGCAAGGCACATTTTGAGTATGTGAAAAAGCATACCGTATGCGAGGAACAGGGGAAGGATGGCGCTAATTTGTCAGCGCGGAACATGAGCAGCCTTGCAGCGCGGAACGGGAGCAGCCTTGCAGCGCGGGACTGGAGCAGCCTTGCAGCGCAGGACGAGAGCAGCCTTGCAGCGCAGGACGAGAGCAGCCTTGCAGCGCAGGACGAGAGCAGCCTTGCAGCGCGGAACGAGAGCAGCCTTGCAGCGCGGAACGGGAGCAGCCTTGCAGCGCGGAACTGGAGCAGCCTTGCAGCGCAGGACAGGAGCAGCCTTGCAGCGCGGAACTGGAGCAGCCTTGCAGCGCAGGACAGGAGCAGCCTTGCAGCGCAGAACAGGAGCAGCCTTGCAGCGCAGGACAGGAGCAGCCTGTCTGGTGGGAAAGATTGCGTCGTTGCTGCTTTTAATAGTAAGGCCAGGGCTGGTATTGGGTCGCTGATTGCGCTGGCAACACGGGACTGGATTGATGGCGAGTATAAGATCACCGGCTGTAAAGCTGGCGTTGTGGACGGTGTAAACCTGATGCCTGATACATGGTATACCCTGAAAGACGGCGAGTTTGTGGAGGTGGGCGACGATGATTAAGGCATACGAAGGGCAAACCGTTCACAATGCCATGATTGATGCCATTGTGAAGCAGGAGATTGAGCGCCAGACCAATGCCCGGGTAGCGGAACTTGAAGCCGAGAACGCAAGGCTGCGGGATGAACTGGCCCTGCGCAGGCAGAAGGACGCGGCTGTGTACACGCGGTTCATCCGGGACGCGGCGCGGGACTATCCCGAACCCCGGCGCGGGACGAAGGTTGGCGACATCATCTGGGCGCTGGTGGGGTACGTGGTGCTGGGGTTCGGGGCGCTGTTTGAAAGGCTGGGGGTGTAAACGTGCCGCTCTCAGATGAAGCAAGGGCAAATATCAAGCTGTATCAGAAGGAACGCTATGAATGGTATAAGGCACATGGTATTTGCCCACGCTGCCGTGAACAGGCGATGGTTGGTCGTGTTTACTGCGCGAAGTGTTTTCGAAAGACACATGCACACTGGGACAAGGTAGATAAGGACGGGTCAGTCAATAGGCAAAGGTGTGCGGATAGGCGCAAGCGGCTGAAAGCAGCCGGGATGTGTGTAAACTGTGGTAACGCCAAGGCTGTAGACGGCAAGACGCTTTGCCCGAAGTGTAGGGCGAAGAATGAAGAAAGTCGAACCAATTATTTAATACGACAGAAGATAGAGCGCGAAGCCCAGAAAGCCAGGGAACAAAGTGGAAAGAAGATTAGGGGTGATTTGAAGTGACGGAGAGGGAGAAGGTGATCAAAGGGCTGGAATGCTGTCTTGAGGATGAAGCAAGAGACCTTAAATGTTGGGAAGATGGAGATTATCCCGAATGCCCATACAATGATCGTGTAGACGGGTGTATGGGGCGATTGAACCGTGATGCCCTCGCCCTGCTGAAAGCACAGGAGCCGAAGCGTGTCAGCGTTGTGAACAATGGCTTTACTGGACTTCCAGTTACGCATTGTCCGAAGTGTCATACGCCAATTGATATGTTTTATGGGGCGTATGGTGCTGAAACTAAGTTTTGCCCGTGGTGCGGACAGGCGGTGAAGTGGGAATGATAACCAATAAAGAATGCCCCATTTGTGGAATGAAATTCAATGAACCAACTGTTTTATCACCGTTCACGCCATCTATGTGTTGGCTCGAAACAACGCTTAAAATCAACGGGGTTATACAAATGAAGTTTGGCTACGGGGATGATTACGAACACATCTTTTACTATCCCAAATATTGTCCAGAATGTGGAAGAAAGGTAGGCCAAAATGACTGATCAAGAAAAGCGGGAGAAGGTTATCAAGGGTCTGGAGTGCTGCGCTGATTCTTGCCGTTATGGTTGTCCTTACAATGACATTGACCAAGATTGTCAAGGTGTGTTGTGCATGGATGCCGCCCCGACGAGAAAAAGGAGGGCTGAAACGCCGTGGAACTGATGCTGATTGAAAAAGAAAACAAGACCCGCATCAAGGTAAGCAAGGCGCAATATCCAAAGTATGCGTCAGTTATTGACGGCTATATGCTATTGTATGGCGGCAGAAAAGAACGGGAATCGTCACGATTTGTGTATTTCATCATTGACGCGGATGTGATGGCGAAGGGGCTGAAATGATGGATGACCTGATTTCGAGGGCGGCGGCGATTGAGTATCTGATGACCAATATGAGCTGGCATGACGAGGACGGTTACGAGGTTGACGATGCAGATGATAAGCGGAAGATCATAACGGATTTGATCAATGGGATTCCCGCCATGGACGCTGCGCCGGTGGTACACGCAAGGTGGACAACGAAACGCACATGGAGGCATGACGGAGAATGGTATTGCTCAGCTTGCGAATATGAGCCTGTTGTGTTTATGGATTCAGAATATTGTCCGAACTGCGGGGCAAAGATGGACGGGCTAACAAGTTGATGTAAAGGAGGCGAAGTGGAATGTCTGATGAGGAATTTATGACCCACATTATCTGTGAGATATGCGATTACGCCGTGGCAAACGGAATGGAACCGAACGACACGCTTAACACCATTTCGGACAACATCAAGGCATTGCTTAAAGTCAGCACGTTCAACAATTGGAAGAAGGTGAGGGCGTGAAACTGAAACCGTGTCCAATTTGCGGTGCAAAGGCATTTGTCTCCCACGGCATTGTAGACGGATTCGACTTTGGCTGGTCAGTGGGATGTCCGCGCTTTTGTCTGGCCGATGGCATACACGGGTTTGAGTATGATACCCCGGAGGAAGAAGTCGAAAAGTACAAACCCATCGGGCATTATTACACAACGCGGGAACGAGCGATTGAAGCATGGAACGACCGTGTGGATGCGGGAGAATGGAGGATAGGGCCATGGAAAACATTGAACGTGCCAGCAACAGAGTGAACGTTGTTCGCTGCCGGGACTGCGTGTACTTCAACGACATGCGCGACCTTGGCAAGGACTGTTTCTGCGACCTGCATTCGGTGAAGGACACCGAGGGCGACATTGCGCACTTCTTCGACGTAGACCCGAACGCCTACTGCGCGTGGGGGTACAGCATGGGCAACGGAACGACGGGGTGCGGCAAGGACTACTGCGAGATTGGATAAGAGAAAGGAGAAAAGGAACCATGAACAAGATCACACTGAACGGCAAGCGGTATATCGCACTGGGGGACTTCAATGCGCTGCGGCACAGCCTTGTCCGGGACATCATCGAGAAGTATGAGCCGGACGAGAACGGCCAGAGGCATATGTCCGACTACGATGCCGGGGCATATGGGGCACTGGCGCACATCATGACCGAAATCATGATCGACGAAATCTATGCCGCTGAGTCACCTGACGAAATCCGCGAAATGCACGATGCTATCCGCATGGAGTGGATGCGCGACAAGTTCATCATCGTGGGCAACGACAACGGTGAGAACGTGTTCTTCCGTAAGTATTGCGCCTGCGGCGACAACGGCGAGGAAAAGCCCGTGTTTACCGGCAAGGTGCGGTTGGCAAAGACGTGGGAAAACCACTACTATGCCGAGATTGCAATGGGAGAAATCATGGACGAAACAGGCTTGGAGTTGAAGGTTGAACCGCTGTACCTGTTCGCCATGACACCCAAAGATGCCAAGCATATGCTGGATGCAATCTTCAAGGACGATGAGCCTGAATACCATGGCGATGGCACCAGGGCCGAGGACGAAGATTGGGAGGGCGAAGAATAATGGGCAAGGTTACAATCCTTCCTGACACCACCCTCAACCCCATCACCAAAATGGGAGAGATGGCGGGGGTGTGCTGGGGCGCGGAAACGGACAATCGGATCGCCAACTACCAGCGCGGTTGGGAGTGCGTCAAGAGCGGACATGGGCGCGTGATGGAGTATGTCAACGTGGAGATGATTTTGGAGGGCTACAGCGCCCGGGTGATGCGGGAGTGGTACACCCACATCGGCGGTGCGCCCACGCGGCTACAAGCGTCCACGCGGTACATCGACTATGGGGAGTTTGAGTATGTCACGCCGCCGAGCATCAAGCGCAATCCCATCGCATGCGCCACGTACCAGCGGGTGATGAAAGACATCAGCAACGCGCTTATCACCCTGGAGGACTTCGACGAGGTTCCCCGCGAGGACGCCGCCATGCTCCTGCCGCTGGGCATGACTACCCGCGTGGTGGACAAGCGCAACCTGCGGAACCTGATAGATATGAGCCGCAACCGTCAGTGTGTCCGGGCGTTGTGGGAGTTTCGGGAGTGCTTTGACGCTATCTGCGACGGCCTGATACAGTACGGCCTTGACAACGGTAGCGGGGAATGGGGAACGATCATTACAACGCAAATGAAGCCGAAGTGCAAGGTGCTGGGCTACTGCCCTGAGAAGCATGGGTGCGGCATGATGCCGGGGAGGGGTAGCAATGCGGCTGATTGATGGTGACGCGCTGAAAGAATCTGTCAGGAAGAAGTTCAAGTCTATTCCTGATAGGTGCGAAATCAACGGGCTGGTGAACGCCGCGCCCACCATCGACGCTATCCCGGTGGAGTGGCTGGAAAGCAAACGCAAAGAAGCGTTGCACGAAGGAATGAGACCCGATGAAGTTGAGGCCGTGGAGATGGTGCTGTGGATGTGGCAGAAGGAACAGGAGGTGAGATAGTGGCAGATTTCGTACAGACCATGAAGGACTGGCGCAGGATGTGCGATACGTATACAACCGAAGATGCGGCAAGATGCTGTCAGGGATGCCCAATGGACGGGCGGGGTTGCGGTGCAATCTATGAGAACGACAACGCAGACCCGGAGGTTATAGACCGTGAAGTTCAGCGATGGGCCGCAGAGCACCCGGAGCCGGTTTATCCTTCTTGGCTGGAATGGCTGACCGAACAAGGAATTGTATTCTACAAGCCTGTATCTGAAACCGAATCCCGCGCAACAATCTTTGCGCCGCTGGCATTGACGCCCATCCCCGCAGATATCGCACAGAAGCTGGGGATTGAACCGAAGGAGGGGTAACAGTGGCCGAGTTTAGCGATGTGGTGAAGCACTGGGCGCGGTTCTGCGCAGCCATGCAAAAGAAGATTGAAGCAGATGGCAAATACTACCCATGCGACGGATGCCCGCTCGAAAACAACCGTATGTGTACCGACACGGCAGACGCGTTCACCGTGGATGCCATGCGCGAAGTCGAGGACACTGTGATGGCTTGGGCAAAGGACAATCCCGAGCCGGTGTACCCGTCATGGTGGGAGTTCGTAAAATGGCACAAGAGTGATGGGCGGATAGAAGAAACGGCAAGCGACATCGTTGCTTGGATGGTAGCGACACCCATCCCCGCCCACATCGCCCAAGTGATGGGACTTGAACCGAAAGGGGAATAGCAATGGCAGAATACAAGGACGTGATACAGCAGTTCAAGCGAATGTGTCGCTATTATAACGGCAGCATGGATGGATGTCCGCTGTATTGCAAGGGCCACGGGTGCAACATTTCCCATTGCCGAATGCTGGCGTTTGAAGATAAGAAGTTTGCAACTGTGGTAATGAAGTGGGCGAAGGAAAACCCGGTTTACCCGTCATGGGGCGAATGGCTGCAAAAGCTGTACAACAACACGAACTACGCCGGGATATTCATTACGCCCATACCCGCAGACATCGCGCAGAAGCTGGGGATTGAACCAATATATGATTGTGAGGTACAACGTGATGGACAAGATCGGTGATGCACAGTTTCGCGTCATGTGTGAAATGTGGGGTGTAGACCACGCCATCAAGGCTGCAAAGCGCATGGGCATGAAAGCATCCGACGAACAGATAGCGGCAGCGCGTGAAAAAGAATTAGTAGCGCAAGAATTGTGGAACGCCGTTTTCAAGCAGAAGGAGGAAGGGAAATGACACCTTGCGAGTGGTGCATGGAAGAAATGTGCGTGAACGATGCATGCCCAGCGTGCGCAGATTATTGCCCCGTAGACCATACGGACGGGGACAGATGGGAAATGTGCAAGTATTACGAACCCAAGGAGGGATAGCTGATGGCTGAATATCACGTTGGCGCGGGTTTGTTTGGTATCTACGCCGGGACGGTGAATAAATATGGCGACCAATGGCGTAACAAATCCGAAGTAACCAAGGAGGCGTTGTGCGCGGCAGCACAATACCTTATGGAAAACGAGAAGGAGTTCCGTTTCCAGCGCAAGTCTGATGAACAGTGGTACAGGCTGAAAGTGGTAGCCGATAAACCGCCGAGGGAGGGATAGCAATGGAACGTCAGATAGATATTAATGCACTGATAGACAGGGTTGTAACCGATAAGGTGGAAATCCAAGTCACAATCGAGCCAGACAGAATAGAAGTCAACATTCAGCCGTGGAAACCGTATGAGATGAAGTGTCCGTATGGCAATACGCCGAAGAAAGACACGGGTGAATGTAATGCGTTACATTGATGGGGTTACAACAAATCAGTCATTAGGGCCGCGTGGAAGGTATTATGATTGGTGCTCCGTGCGAGAAGATGGGTTTGTGGTCTTTGGCGATGAGCAGGGAAACTACAGCGGCGGTGTGCTTTTATCGCCAGAATGGTATCCCGAAATATATGATTATCCCGACACACAAACCAGCATCGACGTTGGTAAGGGGTATTGGTATCACGTGCGTTTAAGACTGGACTATTGGCACAAGCGCGACAATGACTTTTACCGAAAGATCAAGGATATGCTGGCACGTAACGGGGTTACAGTCCCGGGATATACGTGGAGGGAGGACGCATGAAAGACGCGCTGAAAGAAATCGGGCTGGGGTTGGCGGTGTTCATCTTGGGTGCGCTGCTGCTGATCGCCTGTAGGTATCTGCTGATTTACGTTTGGTATCTGATCAGACAACTGATAGCTTGGATAGCATAAGGAGGACAACATGAAGAAGATCATTGCTCTGGTGGTACTGTGCGTGGTGCTGGTGGTCGCACTGACGGCCTGCGGACAGGTAAGAACGGGCAACCGAATCACGGCGGGTAAGGACGTGCAGACGTTCACCTACTGTTACATTGCGCTGGGCAACACGAAGATCACGCAGGGGTATATCACCCAATGGCGGGACTACGATAACAGCGACGTGGTACAGGTGCTTGTGGACGGCAAGTATTACCTGACGCACTACAGCAACGTCATCATGATTGCGGACCCCAGCCAGGGCGCACTTGGCTACAGCGACCCCAGCGTGTTCGGTGCGGACGAATAGGAGGGGAAGAACATGAACGTCAAACTTGACTTCGACGCCTACGAACCGTCGCGGGCACATCCCACCGACGCTGGCCTGGACTTACGCGCCAAGCATAGCGGGTGTGTCCGGGCGCACCAATCTATGACGTTTGGCACTGGCGTTCACGTCCAATTGCCCAAGAATACGGTGGGACTGTTGCTGCCCAAGTCGGGACTGATGCTTCGGGACTTGCTCAGCTTCGGCGTGGTGGACGAGGGCTACCGGGGGGAGATAAAGGTTCACATGTTCAACCACGGCGAGAACGACTACACCGTCCGCCCAGGGGATAAGGTAAGCCAGCTTGTGGTTGTCCCGGTAATGTACGTCCCGGTGGAGCTGGTGGACGAATTGCAACCGGGGGACAGGGGAGACAAGGGGTTCGGGAGCACGGGCCGTTAGGAGGATAACATGCGCAAAAGACGGCACTTCATTGTTCGCCGCTTTCGATGCCCCGAATGTGGCACGGAGTTGACGGCCACAAAAATGTGGTTCCGAACGGGCGACGGGCATGTGAAAACAATGTACTGCTACGTTTGCAAAGAAGAGCGAGATTGCATTCAGATTGACATCGATAGAACCAAGTAAGGAGGACACAATGAACAAGGTTATCATGATCGGCCATGTTGCCACGGATCCCGAAGCGCACACCACCCAGTCAGGAATCAGTCAGAGCGCATTTCGCATCGCCGTACCCCGCAACTACAAAAACAAGGGCGGCGAACGGGATTCTGACTTCTTCTCCGTCGTGGCCTGGCGCGTCAATGCCGACTTTTGCAACAAGTACCTGACGAAGGGGCGCAAGGTGGCGGTGGAGGGTAGCCTTGAAACCCGTTCCTATGACGCGAAGGACGGCACCAAGCGCTACGTTACGGAGATCATCGCCGATCACGTCGAGATTCTTTCGCCCCGCCAGGACGGCGCTGCCCCGGCCCCGGCAAACGCTACCCGCGACGGTTTCGTCGAAGTCGACGACGACGATGAGCTGCCCTTCTAACCTTCGCTGCCCGCCCGTGGGCATTGTACGCGGGCAAGGAGCATTACGATGGCAAGACGTTCATTCGGCAAGAAGTCAGACGAGCCGGTTATGTCCCGGGAGGACTACACCGCCGCCAACCACATCATCAAAATGATTCACACGTCACAATACCTGACGCTTCAGGAGAAGCGCACGCTTCGGGGCCAGGCGCTGAACGGCGACGTTGAAGGGGCGCGGCGTGGATACGAGAACCTGCTGGTTAGGAGGGGTGCCATATGAGACTTGTCAATGCCGCCGAGATTCAGAACAAGGTACGCCAGCTTCGAAAGCTGGTAGCGGGTGGCTTGAGCGCGGACGCAGCGCTTGGCTACATCGACGCCATCCTGGACTTCACCGAAGAAGAATCGATTTCGGATTCTATCCTTGACGCCGGTGTCCGCCAGTTCATCACCGAAAGCATCAATGAAGCCATGGCAGCGAAGGACAGGAGCGTGTCCGTGTACTTCTTCGCCCGGGGCCCGCAGATTACATTCTACCCCATCCCGGATGACGAAGAAGAAGGTGATGAACGTGGCACTACAACGTGATACATACTACCACGGCGACTGGACGAACCACGAAGGGTATAGCGACGGTACTGCCGGGGCTGCGCTGAACAATATCATGCGCCAGCAGCGGCCTACGTCGCCGCCCAGGGCGCGGCACGAAGCCAAAGCCAACGACGGGACGCAGTTCATTTCGGTGCCGCACAAGGCCCCAAAGGTGGCGGCTGTCGCGAAGCAGAAAGTTGAACCGCCAAAGCCAAAGCCCAAGGCCGAACCCGAACTAAAGGCGGCCCGTTCGGTGTTCACCATCATCCAAAGTGTGTGTGCGCTGCAAGGGCTGGCCATCCAAGACATTACACTTCAGGACAAGACGACGAAGCAAGAGTGGGTAAAGGCCGACTTGATGGCCCCGCCCAAGAAGTGACGTAGGGGGTACTATGACACCGAAGGAGTTTCTTTCCCAGGCTTGGCACATCGACACTCGCATTGAAAAGCGGCTGGCGGAGATTGAAGCCTTAGAAGAAAAGCGCGAACGCGTGATGGCGAAGGTTACGGCGGGGCGGGGGACGAACCTGTCCGGGATGCCCCGTGGTGGACGCTATGACTGGACGGATTCGGTAGAACGGGCAATTGAAATGGATAGGGCCATTAAGTCCACCATCGACACCATCCGCAAGGACATCATAGAACTGTGCCGCGTCAAGCGTGAAGTCAATGCCGCCATTGACGCTGTAGAGGACGCCAAGTATCGTCAGGTATTGGAGCTGCGCTATCGAAACTACATGACGTGGGAGAGCATCGCCGAGACGATGGGGTACGAAGTGCGCCACATTCATAGGCTTCATGGCAAAGCGCTGCAGCGGGTAAGTTATCCACAAACACGTCATTGAATGTCACTCATAATTAGTGATATACTTATCATGCCCGCAAGCGGGCATGGGACAAGTTCCCATAATTGGAGGAGCATACTATGCTTAATATGGATATGCTGAAACTGACACTTGAAGCACCCTGGGAAAACTTCAACAAGAAAGTGAAGGCCCTGTTCGCCGGTGATCCCGACATCACTGTCGGGGACGTGTACGAAACCGATGGCGACACCGATTTCGCGTTCGACATCGAAGTCAAGAAGCACGACAAGTACATCGCCCTGGACCGGCTGCTGCCCGGCATCAAGGTGTACGGCAACGTCACCCTTGGCATCGTCCTTTACGACGAAGAGAACACCGCCACCGACACACTGGGTCTGTTCAACACCCTGTTCGCGGGCAACCCCATCGTAAGCGATTTCAAGACGCGTAAGGATCCCGCCGGTGTTGACTGGAACTATGTGCTGTTCGCACCCGAAGTCGTCCAGTTTTTCGATGATGATATCGGCGATTACTACGGCAATTGGACTGGCCTTGCCGAAGACATCGCCCGTGAAGTGTTCGCCGAGAACAGCCTGGGCGTGAACTTCTGCACCGCGCCGAAAGCCAAGTAACCAAGAAAATGCCATGCGCATTTGTAAGGACAACGGTACGCCGCTGTCCTATTTTTATGCCGGTGTAGCTCAACGGTAGAGCGGGTGATTTGTAATCACCAGGTTCACGGTTCAAATCCGTGCGGCGGCTCTCCCCATGAACGTGGTGTCCTTCGAACCGAGCATATTAGAAAGACACGGATAAGCGATGATGACGTTCATGGGTACAGTGGGCTTCGGGCGTTGGGCCTTACCAGCGCCCACCAATGTTGCCCGCCTTGTTGAAGGCTTGCGTTCCCACGTGGGGTTTGATGTAGGCAAGGCAGGCGGCTGAAGAGCAGTCGGTTCGGGCGATGCCCGGGCCGGGGATATCTACCACCGGTGGTGGGGCTGGTGATGAACATGGCTATAAGGCCATCGCGCCTTTAGCGGCACGGACGGTGATTGCAACACCGTAAACGGACGCGGACTTTCACTCCTTTCACCTGCGTCCTCCGTGCCTTTTTTGATTCGAAAGGGGCCCAAACCAGGCATAAAGGCAGCTTGCCTTTTGCAACGCGGACACCGATAGCTACGGTGCTGGGGCGGGCCCTATCCCTCCCGTCCCTTTCCGCGCTTTTGATTTAATAGGGATAGAGAAGGGATAAGAAAATGAACATCGTCATTGACAAAGAGTTCCAGTCGCTGATCCCCCCGCTGTCCGTCGAAGAATATGAAGGGCTCGAAGCGTCCATTCTTGCTGACGGGTGCCGGGACGCCTTGGTGCTGTGGGGCGACACACTTGTCGACGGCCACAACCGATACGAAATATGTACCGCTCATGGTGTGCCGTTTGAAACGGTGCAAATGGAATTTGATAGCCGGGCCGATGCGCTGCGCTGGATTATCTTGAACCAGTTTGGACGGCGCAACCTCCCTGCGTATGAGCGGGCGCGGCTGGCATTGAGGTTAAAGCCTGTGATAGCGGAGAAGGCAAAAGAAAATCAGCGCGGCGGACAAGGCGGCGTTTTGCTTTCACAGAAATCTGTAGAAGCAAAGCCGGTTGATACCCAAAAAGAACTTGCCAAGGCTGCCGGTGTATCGCACGACACAATATCAAAGGTAGAAAAGATTGAGCAACACGCTGCCCCGGCAATTAAAGAGCAACTTCGCAAGGGCGAACTGAGCATCAATCAAGCCTACCAGGCTGTCCGCCGTGAAGAAAAGAAGCAAGAAGTACAGCAGCGGATTGAAAAACATGCTACCGTCCAAACTGGCGTGGTTGATATTCAGCGTACGGATAGGAAGTACAACATCATCTATGCGGATCCGCCGTGGCGGTATTGGGATGGCGGCGACAAGAACCAGTCGCTCCACTACACCACCATGACGATTGATGAGATTTGCAACATGCCCGTGAAGAACATAGCCGATGACGACTGTGTTCTTTTTTTGTGGGTTACATATCCTATCTTACAAGAAGCGTTCCGCGTCATCGAGGCATGGGGGTTCAAATACTCTACCGCTGCGTTTGTGTGGGTGAAGAAGAACAAAAACAAGGATACGCCTTTTATGGGGTGCGGCTCTTGGACACGCGCCAACAGTGAACTGTGTTTACTTGCTACCAAGGGTAGTGTCCTGCGGTTGGATGCCGGTGTTTCACAGATTGTTGAGAGCCCAATTGAAGAGCACAGCAAGAAGCCTGATGTCGTACGTGACATGATCACGCGGCTTGTTGGCAACCTTCCCCGCGTTGAGTTGTTCTGCCGCAACCCGGCGGACGGATGGGATGTCTGGGGGAATGAAGCGTGAATGCGGATTTCAATGCTGATTTCCAGTTTTCGCTCGGGGAACGCCAGCGTGTGGATTTAGAAATACTGGCAAGCGTGATTCCAAACTGTGAAGAGGTGTTCAAGACAACGCCCGAAATGGATAGAAAAGGGATTGATTACGTTGCTGTCCTTGACGGCGGTGCCGTGATCAATATCGATGCCAAAGCCAGGCGAAAGGGCGCTGTTCGGCCCGGTTCCGAGCCGAATCTGGCGTTAGAAACATGGAGCGTTTGCCCGAGAGAAAACCAAAAAGGCAAGCCGGGTTGGACTTGTTCCAGAACTTCGGATGTGGATTTGATTCTGTACACGTTCGATAGGAGCGATACAGATAAGTTCTACCTGATCCCGTTTCAACATTTGCGAATTGCGTTTCAGCGCAATTTCAAAGCCTGGCGCGAGAAGTACCCGTTGTATCGCCAGCAGAATACAACGTGGGATTCCGAAGCAATGTTTGTTCCGGCCAGCGTCGTTTTGAAAGCGGTGGCGGAGCAGATGGCATGGCGTTGCAAATAAATAGTCCCCACCCACACAAAAACTTGACTTTCACCCGCAAGTATCGCAAAATGGTTTCACCACCAACTGAAAGGAGCGATACCAATGAGCAAAGAGTCCTTCATCCTGAAGCTGAACGAGCTTGTTGACACCGCCCGGGCAGAGCAGGCGGCTGGCAGTCGCGTCTGCCCCCGGTGCGGCAACACCAACCCCCGCGACATGCGCCGCAAGAGCATGTTCGTAGACATCCACGTTTGCAGTGACTGCCATGCCCAAGAAGCGGAGATGTACGAGATGCACCACACTTCGATGCCGTTGTATCGGTGGGCATGCACGCAACCCAAGACACCCGCAGGTGATTTCAAAGCTGTCGACGGTGAAGTAGCCTGGGCCGAAGTTGAAAAGGAGCAGATTTCGACGCTGCTGGACATCTTTGGATGGTTATTCACGAACACCGAACGCGAAGAACATGTAGTTCGCGCCGAAGCGGCCTACAAGATCCGGGAGAAGTGCAAGGGCGTCGGGGAGACGAACATCTATCCCAAGGATGCGATTGTAGATTACCCCGTGTACGACGGTACGCTGATTGTGAAGTTCAAGCTGAACGACACTTCGGTGATGTACGCCGCCGGTATCGTCGGCAAGACTGGCCCGGTGCACTGGCTCACCACCGCCGATTGATTTGAAAGCCAACGTCGCGCCCACGCTGCCCCCACGCGG